ATCTGCATCAGTTCCGTATTCAGGTACACCATAGCGCTCTTAGCCATCTTCTTCCTCCTGAATTTCAAACAGCTTCATCATGAAGGACGCGTCCACATAGGTCGCACCGCAATTATTGGCACTGTTCAATTGCTCCATCAGGTCATCATGAATCTTCCACAGCATGTAATCACATACGTCATGAGGATAACCGCCATCGTAATTGCTAACAAACTTTGCCATTCTTTTACACTCCTTTAAAAGTCAACGTCATAATCCACAGCCGCGTCATCATTGCCATAATCTCCGCTTTCGTAAGCGTCCGCATGACCCTGCTCGGCTTTTTCAACGGCTGCATAGTCATGCTGGTCATGTACCCATTCCACTTCAACCTGATAAGTTTTCTGCCCGTTTTGTTTGGTCCAATAATCGCTGTATTTCATAGACCCTGCGATGAGCAGTCTGGTTCCCTTCGGCCATGCTATCAGTTTCTTTGCAAGTTCAGTGTCAAAACCGGTCGTTATGCCAACCACGTTTCCAAGGTTTTTAGGAGCATTTTTGGGCTTTTTCTCAAACTCAACAAACGCAGACCAGCACTCTTTCCCGTTGGAAAATGTGCGCTTGTTTGATTCTTTCAGCAGTGTAACAACGCCTATCCACGGGTAGCCGCTTTCTTCTATCAACGGTTTTCCCCAAAGTCTCATAGCTTCATCTCCTTATATGCACAGGGAACCCGAATGGTTCCCTGTGCAATCATCCCGTCAAGCCTTCGGGTCAAAGAAACTATCCGTTTCCGCAGCTTCCTGCTTCGGTTTTTCTTCCGCATGAGGGGTTGGCGTTTCTACCGTATCTTCATGCAGTTCAAACGCATCGCTGAATCCGCCAGGCCCGCCAACCTTTTCATCGTTTTCAAGGGCCGTCTCAAGGTCGGTGCTCTTAATGCCCCACTTGGTCAAAAGCTGTTTCAGTACCGTCTTTTCTCCCATGCTGTCAAAACGGTTGTACCATGGGGAGGAACACTTGCGCAGTTCCGCATCCGTCATACCTTCGCCCGTTTCCAGGTATACCTGATACTTCTGGAACAGTTCCGCGTCAAACGCCTGGCTGTACCGCAAGGCCCATCCCAGCATCTTTTCCTTGCTGAAATACACGCTCTTTTTAAAGCCGTTCAGCAGTTCGAAGTAGGCAAGGTAACCGATAACGGGCAGCTTCTCGCGCTGTTCTTCGTCCTCAACAAACTCAAACTTCGGCTTGCCCGTGTTCTTGTCCCGGCCTTTGTATTCACCCTCGCGAATCTCGATGGTGTCAATGTCCAGATACTGCCCACTGCGAATCGCCAGCTGCACCAACCCGTTCTTGCCGATCTGGAACGTGGCCTTATCTCCGTATGGAATAATCCACGCTTCACCCAAAGCGGGGGATGTAGACAGGTTCAGCGCCGCACACTGCAACCCGGCCGCCACAATGCTTACTGGCTCACACGCTTTCAAAAGTGGGTTTGCCGTATATACAGACATCAGGTTGCTTGTAAACTTTGTCATGGCCCGCTTGTCCCCGTTAAAGCTGGCGCCAATCATCCGCTGCATTCCGTTGCTGGTAAGTGCAACAGACAGGGGAGGATTCTTTCCGGTGTTCCCACTTGCTACCAAACTGTTCTTTGCTACTGCCATTGTTCATTACCGCCTTTCTTAAACTCGTCCATACCAGATGCCGTTGGAGATGATGTAATTTTTCAGCCCGTTCAACTGCTCTTTTGTGCATCGTACACGAAAGCAAACCTCAACCATGGCGCCGTTTTCTTCTGCCGCTTCCCGCTTTTGTTCACAATCATGGTCGTTTTCGGGCACAGCAAAGCTGGTCTCGGCTTTCTTTTGTTCCTCCTGCGCTTTTCGGGTTTCTTCCGCTTCCTTCCGCTTCCGCGCCAGTTCCGTTTCCCGCTCGATTTCCTGTTTTACGCTAATGGCGTTAGACAGGCTTCTGGTGGCCCTGTATGCTCGTTTCATGGCCGCAGCCACGGAAGGTTCCACATCATTGCACATGCCCGTTAAAGCGGCTGTATCTTCCTTGTAGCGACCACAGATTTCCGCAATCTGTTCCTGTGCGATTTCCATCTGTACCGTCGCGTTCAGCCATTTAGGGTCAAATATCAGTTCAAAGTTTACATATTCGGATGCTTCTCCAATGCTTTCATTAAAGAAACTCTGCAATGCTTCTTTTTTCTCTTGTTTTTTGCAGTTTTCAAAGTTTTTAATCTGCTCGTCAATTTCTCGGGCGGGTGCGTCGCACATTTCCATCAGTTCTTTTACTTTGTTTTCAAAGTCGGTGTACGGCGTCAGCCATTGCTTCTTCACAGATACCTTTTCAGCGTTCAGCGCATCCCGCACCTTTCGCAGCATGGCTCTGTCCTTCTTGGCTTCCGCAATGCCGTCCTCCGTTACCAGAAGGCCCTTGTACTTTTCCAGCTTTTCAGCAAGGGCCGTCTTTAGTTCCTCGTAGTTAAAGGGAATCTCTTGGGGCTTAAGCGCCGTGCTCAGGTCAGTCATCATCCGAAATTCCATTGCCATTTTCCTCCCATAATTTTAGAATGAAAGCCCGTCCATAGTTCGTCCAGCGGCGGTCGTATACAATCCTGCCGCTTTCAAGCACGTTTTGCTTGTTCTCCGTGTAGCCAAGGCCCGCATGCTTGATACATTCCCTTGCGCGGTAGGTGTATCGTGTTTCACGATATACCTGCAATGGCGCGTAAGCGCATCCGGTGCATTGATGTACCCCAGTGCTTTTGCGACATCAGACCCGCAGAACAGCGGCTTCCCATCCTCCATGATGATTCGGATGTTTCCGAATAACTCACTCGTAAACACTTGAATCTCATTGCAGCGCTGTTCTTTGTTTACCAAACTAAACTCGTCCATTCAATTCCTCCTTATTCCACAAAACTCTGATGGCAGAAGGGGCAACAGGTTATCAGGTTGGATGTTGCGTTCCCTACGCTGTATCCTCCGCGTTCGCTGTAAATGCCCATCATGCAAAACGGGCACACCCCGCTGTTACCAGTATATGCTTTTGAGAAATTTGGAACGGCGTGCTGCTCACAAAATTTTTTTTGCGCTTCTATGCATTCCTTAACTCTGTCCATATCTTCGTCTCACAATCCAGGCAGTATCGTTGCGGGTTTCTTCCCGCCTATAATATTGTCGTGCCAAAACCGCTCCGCTTTGCTCTTTATCCAGCCCATATCGGCTTGACAATCCTCTCTATCAAATCGGTAAAGGCGAATAGCACTGTCCCCATCCAGCCTCTTTAACTGGGCATACAGGCACACAAAGTCCCATCCCGTTGCGATAAGCTGCGCCAAGCATTGGCAGTAGTAATTCATTGGAACTTGCCCGTCCCATTTCAGCCCGGCAACCTTGCTCACCATTTGCGACGTCTTGATTTCAAGAATGCCTTTTTTCCCAGTAGCCGTTTCGGTCAGTTCGCCGTCCAACGTGCAGCCAATGTATGGTATATCATCCTGGTACAAAATGTCGTAGGGGTAATACTCCACTTGCATTTCCGGATGCTCGGCCTGAAATAGGCCACGTAGCGCCCCTTCAAGCCTGACTCCGTACTTCACATTTTCGTTTCCGCTCAGGTCTTTGGGCTTGCGTTTTCCAGTTTTCAGTTCCCAAAGCTCCACATTGCTCATAAAAGGGCTTTGGCCTATTACCGCCGCTATTTCCGACCCGCCTATCCGCATTCTGTGCGCAAGCCATTCCTCTCGGTTTTCGTAATGTTCGCGAATCAGCATGGCTTATCGCCCCGTTCCCAGTACTCCTTGCGCAATTTGTCCCGTCCCTGCACCGTAATCAGCGTTTGGGAACCGGACCACTTTGTCTTTTCACTCTTGCTTTCCTTCATCACGAACAAACCGTTTTTTACATGCTCTGCATATGGCTCCAATTGGCTGTTCTTGTTTCGGTATACATATCCGTTTTCCAGTAAAAATCGAACAAAGCGTTTTTCCGGCGCGCCAATTTCCTTTGCCGTGTTTCGGAATGATAGATTCGTTCCACGGTCTACCAGAGCGTTGTAGTAGTCCTCTTTGGGTTTCATCTCGGCTATACGCTTATTCTGCTCTCGCACGGTTGATAAAGTCGTTCGCAAGACTGCTTTAGTGCTTTCATCTACGGTGGAAAAGTAGGTTTCAATAAACAAGTCATCGTTAGATACATAGCCGCCTGTCTTTCTAATGCAAGGGAGTACTTCGTCAAATATCCAAGACTCGAATTTTTCCGCAGAAGGAAGCTCGCTATGGGCAACCAGCCGGTATAAATCCCCTTCTGGAATGTACTTCATCTTTTGTATGCCGCCTGACGTAGGGGTCGGCAATTCACAGACCCCTTTGCAATGGGTTGCAATAGCATCTGCTGTACGTTTATACCCAAGTGCTTCCGCTACATCTTTTCCGCAGAACAGTGGCTTCCCATCCTTCATGACGATACGAATGCTTCCAAACGCCTCATTGCTGAAAATTTCAATGCTGCTCTCCAAAACCAGCTCTCTCAACTTTTTACCTCCTTATTCCTTATCGCTTTCCAGTTCTTTTGCCTGCATGGCAAACTTGCTGTTGCAGTACTTTCTTAGCAGACCTTGCACCAACGCTTCCTGGTTCACATTTTTCGTCAGCAGCGCACCGCACCATGGGCTTTTGAAAAAACGAATCAGCTTATTTAACTTGCTTTTACGTCTGCAAACTTCCTCAAGGCAGAGCGCCCTTTTGGGCACCCTGCGTATCAGAATGTTAAACTCGTCAACCGCCTGCTGCACAATGGCAGTCGCTAAAAGACCATATCCGTCCATGTTTCTTCTCCTATCCAATTCGGTACTTGCTCACTCTGATTGCATCCGGGTTTACCTCGCTGGACCATAGCGCCGTGCCCTTCCCGTTAATGGCTTCCCATATCAGCGGAAAACTGCCGGAACCGTCGAACAAACTTGCCATCGTTGGCCGCTCTTTCCCTAGCACTTCGCAAATGCGTCCCAGCACCCATACCCACTGCGGAAGGGCGATACCGTTCCCGTAAATCTGGTACTGGTTGCTTTCCGAAATGGGGGATTGTAGCCGTTTTTGAATCTGCTTGTCCGTCTTGGGCTTCTTCCCGTTTATTTCAGCCCATTCAACCCACACTTCACGCCAAAAGTCCAATTCGCTATCTGTTACGGTTTGTTGCAATGGAACGTTTGCATGGTCATCAGGCAAGCCCTGTAAGCGGCTACATTCCAAGGGGGTTAGACGGCGAATAATGTATTTCCGTGGTGGTTTCGCCATAATACAATCTACCGCCGTTACAATCGGTCTTTCATGCCCTGCCATGAGACACGAACTTTCATCTTTTCCAATTTCTACCCCACCTTGGTCTGTCGCAAGAACCAGCGGCGTATAGTCGGTGATTCTGTCGCAATGGTCACCCGTAATCGTGCATACGGTTTTGCCGTCCCCATTGCCTCTTGCGTCATAGCAAACAGCATGCTTGTCCTGTACATTCAGTGTGGGGGAAACGTCTTCCGAAAAGCCTTTTCCATTCTGTGCCTTTTCCCTGTCAACAGCGCTACCCTCAATGGAGTAAACAAGCTCCGGCACAGTTTTCCGACTTGGTTCGCTTTCCATCGTTGGAGTAACCGTTTCGGGTGCGGCAGATGACCGTACCTTTGCGCCATGTTCGGTCTTGAAGCAGATTGCCGGGCGGTCGATGGTGTTCAGCGTGTAGCACACGTCCTCCCGGTAGCCCTTGCCGCCGCCGTTTTCACCCGCATACAAACTATGGTAAATTCCATTTGCGTCAAATAGACGTTTACTCTGGAAATCCCACGGGTTCAGGCATTTTACATCAGTAGCATCCTGTACAATGACCGGAGGGTGCCCATGTTCCTGTGCCCGAAGTGTGCTTGCCACAGTCTCGGATACATTCATTCGATTTCCGCCCTGATCGTTCAGGATTACCCCAATGCCACAGCTTCCTCCAACGCTTCCTGTAGCATGGCTGGTAATGCTTTCCCACGCTTTTCGGCTCGTCTCAAGATTCCAGCGCATGCCTTGCTCGTCAAATAAAATCTGGGGGGCGCATCCACCTGCAAAATCTGCGACAAGCGAGATTCTACGACGGCGCTGGGGCACTCCGTAGTAACGGGCGTCCATGATTCGCCAGGCAACGCTGTAACCGTTTCCCACGATGCACCCAGCAGATTTCCATTTCCCGTTTGCAGGTTCATGTACATGAGCGCTTGGGTCGGCAACTTTGCAAAATTCTTCAAGCACGATTCTGAAATCTTCTCCGCTGTGGCTGGACAAGGCCCCTGGCACGTTCTCCCAAACGCAGAATCTAGGTCGAACATCGATACCTGTTTTTCCTCTCGCTTTGTCACTTTCTCTCATCTCCCTGCATATCCGTATTTGCTCCATAAACAGTCCGCTTCGTTCACCGTCAAGTCCGGCGCGTTTCCCGGCGATGGACAAGTCCTGACAAGGGCTTCCGCCAATAACGCAGTCCACAGATTCCACATTGTCCACGTTGATTTTTCTGATGTTCCCAAGATGCTTCATGGTCACTCACCGCCCAGCAAATCTTCCAGGCTCATCTGCCCGTCGTTTACAACGCTTTCGCAGTTCTTCACAGCCTGGTTGTAGTAGCTTTCTTTCAGTTCAATTCCTATGGCCTTTCGTCCCATCTTCAACGCCACATAGGCTTCGCTTCCAATGCCCATGAACGGCGTAAGCACGATGTCGCCGGGGCTTGTCCAAAGCTCAATCCCACGCTCGATCACCTGCAATTGTAGGGGGCAGATGTGCCTCTCATCTTCATTCTCACGGGCACCCCGGTATTGCAGTGTGTCGGAAGGGTTAATGTCCATCCAGACAGGGCTTGCGTATTTCTGCCACATAGCGCATGGAAAGTCCGCTTCCGTATGCGTTACCCGTTCCGTGTTCTCGCCGGGTTTCCGCATTGTCACCAGGTAATCCGGTATTCCCTGTCGGCTCATGGAACTGTCCTTTTTCAGTTGCTTGTACAAAAGACCCAATGCTTTTGTCCTCTGCATTGCCGTTACCGGGTCTTTCCAGATGCACACTTCCGAATGAAAGATGAACCCCATTTTTTCAAAGAACCGAATCAGCGCACCACGGAAATCCCGGATGCCAATGAACCCGTCTCTTTCCTTGCTGGTCGGCAGGTTCATGCAATGAAAGCTCATCAGCCGCCCAGGTTTCAATACCCGATACAATTCTCGTGCGATAAACGCAAAGTGTTCAAAAAATTCCTCGTCATTCCGGCAGTTTCCCAAATCCCGGTCGCTGTTGCTGTAGGTGTACAGCGAGCTAAAAGGTGGGGAATAGATGATGTAGTGTACCGAATCTTCCGGAAGAGTAGGCAGTATCTCGCAACTGTCACCGTTATACAGGGAATACTTGTCCGTAATGGCCTTATTCTTAACCTCTACCATTTACTTACGCTCCTTTTCCCGCAAGCCATGCGGGAATCTCCATGTCAACTTCAGCTTTATATTCATCTGTCATGCGCTGTGTCTTGCCCATATCGGCTTTCAGCGTCTCTTTCGTATATTTCACAAGCGATTGCATCATGGCTTCCGCGTCACGCTGTTTTCGCTCAATGTTCTCTCGTACAGTGCCCTCGCCGTCGCTGATGATGATGTACACATCCACGGGCTTTGTCTGACCGAATCGCCAGCACCGCCTTACGGCTTGGTAAAAGGACTCAAAGCTGTCGCTCAGTCCCACAAAAATTTCCTTGTGGCAATGCTGCCAGTTGCATCCAAACCCCGCAATGGAGGCTTTGCTTACCAGGCAACGCGCCGTTCCTTCTGTAAAGGCAAGCATTCCTGCTTCCTTTTCCTCTATACTCATGGATCCTTTCACTTCCACCGCTCCATTTATGGTTTTTGTCAGTGCTTCGCTTTCTGCGTTTAAGTCGCACCACACAAGTACCTGTTCTTCTGTGCTATTCGCAATTTTCGCCGCCGCTTCCACACGCTGCACAAGGCTTTTTCGCCTTGCATCCCTGCGTTCGTTCAGCGTTTGGCATTCTGGGCAAACAAACATCATCTGCCCGTCTTTTTCCATGTTGTCCGCTTCCACGCGAATTTCGTGCATTCGCAGGGGTGGAAGGTCAAATCCTTCGCCGGAAGCCCCGATGTCCTTGGGGCTGTTCAGGCAGCATGCCCATGAAGCAACCCATGCAAAGAAGTGTTCCTTCGCATGCCCCTTAAGCCGCCATTTCTGGGTTTCACCGCCGTCGTGCACAAAGTACGTCGCCAGCATTTCCGTCTGCTTCATCACGCCCAAAAACTCGCTGTGTGTTCCCAGTTCCATGTAGTCGTTAGGCGCAGGCGTAGCCGTGCAGCACAGTTTGTAATGCGTGCCCCTGAAAAGTTCCTGCAACTGGTTCCGCGTCTTGCTGTCCTTGTGCTTAATGCAGCTGCTTTCATCCAGCACCACACCGCAAAATTGTGAAACGTCGAAATGGCCGATCATCTCATAGTTGGTCACGTTAATGCCGGGCCGAACATCATCCTGCGTCCTGCATACAGTAACGGGAATGCCGAACTTGATACCCTCCCGTTTCGTCTGCTGGGCTACAGCAAGCGGCGCAAGAACCAGAACGGGCTTTCCTTCATGCTCGGAAACTTCCTTGGCCCATTGAAGCTGGCAGGCCGTTTTCCCGGTACCGCAATCCGCAAATATAGCCGCTTTGCCCTTGCGCAAAGCCCAGTGTACAATATCCGTCTGCCAGCCAAACAGTTTCGGGTTTACTTCCAGGCTCTCAAACCCGCACGGCTTAACGGATACGTTTTTCTTCTGTAAAAATTCCTCATATGTCAATTTGCAGCCCCCACAACTCGAACGGGAAGCACCACATGCAGCCAATCTCCACCGTCGGCGGCCATCAGTATGGCAGGGGACACTTCCGTCGTCATTTTCATCATAACGTTCTCGCTGTCAGCACAGCCCAACGATTCCAACAGAAAACGCCCGTTAAAGGCAATTTCCATGGGGTTTCCCTCTGTCATGCACTCCACGTTTTCTTCACTGTTGCCAATTTCGCTGTTGCTGGTAATCGTTATCTGTTCCTGCTCAATGCGGAATTTCAGCAGGGTGGAATTGCCGCACATCAGCAACGCACGGGAAATGGCTTCACGCAATTCTCGCGTGCTCACCTGCACCTTGGTTGTGGATTGCTTTGGCATAATTCGCTTGTAATCCGGGTATTCGCCCGCCAAAAGCTGCGCCTGCACCTGTACTTCATCCGTAGACAAGCCAATCTTCTTCCCGTCAGATACGATGTTTACGGATTCCGCATCGCCGAAAATGCCCAGAATACTGCTAACAGTATGACCGGGAATCAGCATGCAGGTGTTTACCTCGTCCCCAACGTCCAGGCAATGAATCCTGTACACGGCCAGCCGGTACCCATCCAGCCCTACAACCTTTGCAGTACCGTTTTCAAACGTAACGTTCGCACCGGTAAGGGCAACGCGGTTGTCATTCTTGGCAATGGCGTACTGCACGCCTTTCAGTGCCCGGCACAGTTCATCTCCACGCACGTTCATCTCAATGGTGGGTTCAAAATGCTCTGGCTTTACAAAGGTTCCTTCCTCCTGCAACAGCATGGATGTTTTGCTGCCCTTGGCCTTAATGTTGGCTTTCTTCCCGTCCACGCTGGTTTCAATTTTGCAATCGCCGGAAAGTTTGGAAACCACGTCCGCAAACAACTTGCCATCTTCCAACACAATGGAACCGGCTTCCTTCACGTCGCAGTCCACAACCTTATGAATGCTCTGGTTCCCATTGGTGGCAACGCCATGCAGCTTCCCGTTCTCCGCTTCCAGCAGGACGCCCTTCATCCATAACACGGCGGGTTTGCTTTCAATGCACTTGCTCACGTCCTTCAGCATTCCGTTCAGTTCTTTGGTCGAAATCTCAATCTTCAATTTAACCGTTCCTCCTTTTCTCCTGTCCAAAATCTGATGAAAGCCTGTCTGGGTATTCGCACGTCTCTGCCAATCACGCACACGCTAAAGCCCAATTTGGCAGGGTCGTCGTGTGCCTGGCGGCGTATTGTCTGTGGGTTTGCCCCCACGATTTCCGCAATGTCTGCCGGTGTAAGAGGGTCTTTTTTTGTCCCGCACACTTCTTCCAGTGTCATTCTTTCTCACCTCTGTTTACAATTATAGTCGAAAATGGGTATAAAAATACCCTTCACACTTTAAAGACATATTCACCTGGAAGTTTGTACAGCCTTGCCATGTCTCGCGAAACCCGCAGGGTTAACGGCGTGCGCCCAAGCTCTATGTTCCTGAGCGTGTAAATGCTCAGGTTCAGCAGCTTTGCCGAATCTTCCTGCGTCATTTCAGCCAAAACCCTTGCAGCTTTAGGCGTCAAGCTCTCAGGTCCATACTTTTCAGCGGCCATTCTCATAAACGGTTCCTCCTTTCTTCTTGTTCACATTTCAGTACGATTGTACCACATTTATAAACACTGTCAATACGATGTGCAAAATTTAGAACATTTGTTGACAAATTTATACGATTGTGGTAATATGTTCACGAAAGAGAACGATGTTCACATTTGTGTTTGTCCGCACAAACATAATGCGTTCTTTAATTAATGAAGGAGGATTTGCAACATGGCTTACGAAGATGGTTACTATGGCAAACTGGCGTCTTTTAATCTGGATCGTATTTTCAGAGCAAGCAAAATGACCAGGCAAGAATTTGCGGAAGCAACGGGGGTTTCTCGTGCCGCAATGATTTCCTACAGCAGCGGAAGGGCTTTACCAACAATTTCCAGTTTGGAAAAAGTCGCAAACGCTTTAAACGTCCCATTTGCGGATTTTTTTCGAAATATGGATGGCCTTATTGATGGGGTTACTGAGGGGTTTGGTTCGGCTACCATGATTGGCACAGACGAAAAACCCGTCAGCTTTATGCAGAAGTTAATGCAGCATGTGACTGTGAAAAACAAAACCGAGTTTTCCCTTCGCGTTAAAAGCGGTCACATGGAACCGTTTGCTCATCCTGGCGATCTTGTAGTCTGCCGTTTCGTCGGAAAAGCCGAAGATGGAAAAACACATCTTATTGTCTATGACAATAAAATCATCCCCGCCAAAGCGCAGCAATACCGGGATGGTTATCTGACAAAGTTTACTCCTTTGTGCGAAGGAGTAGAACCCTTTAAAACGGTAGACAACGTTTCGGATGCCAGCGTCCTTGGCGTTATAACTTCCGTTATTCACAGCCTGGAATAACGAAACCTGTTCCAAAAACTGAATAAAAGGAGTAAACCTGCATGAAATGCTTGTCATGCGGCAGAACCATCCCCAATGGTAGCAGCTTTTGCAACCGTTGCGGTGCCGCTCAGGGTCAGGGAACCGCCATTCCCGAATCCGCAAGCCAAACAAAAAAGACCCGCAGGGCAAACGGTGAGGGCACCGTCTACCGCCGCGGGAAAAAATGGGGCTGTAAAGTCCGCATCATCGTAGATGCCGACCCATTATCCGAAACTTGGCAGGAGGGAAAGAAACCGAAAATCAAATCCAAAACGAAAGACGGCTTTGAAACAAAGGCCGAAGCAAAAGCCGCCATCCCCAAACTTAGAGAGAACCTGCTTCTAGCTGCCAAAGGCGATGCAAAAGACAAACGGAATCTTACTGTCGCCTATTACTGGGCCAGTTATGAAAAAAACACGCTTTCAAAACTCAGCAAGTCCAAACAAAAAGACTACAGGGCCGTTTACAATCGCCTTGAGCCTTTTTGGAATTGGCGCATATCCGATCTCACCGTTAACGACCTTCGGAGCATCGCTGAAAAGACATGCAAGAGCTATGACATAACCAAAAACCTGAAAACGGTTTTAAACCATCTCTTTGAACTTGCCGCAGCGGACGGGGTAGCCAATCGAGATCTTCCTTCGTTCGTCGTTCTTCCACAAAAAAACGAAAAGGAACGTCAACCGTTCACACAGGAAGAAGCCGCTCTCGTTTTTGAAAGCTGGGAACACGGTAATCTCTTTGCCGGTTATGTCATTCTCATGATGTGTACCGGTATGATGCCAGGCGAACTGTCCATTTGCAAGAAAAACATGATCGATTTGGAAAACAAATTGATAGTCGGTGCTGGTATCAAGACCAAACAGCGCAGAGAACAAGCCATCGTTTTGCCTGATTTTGTCATCCCCATTTTGCAAAAGCTCATGGATGAATCACCAGGTGAAAACCTCCTGCCCAAAATGTCCACATCCACCTTCCACAGAATGTTCCACTCGTTTCTTGCGCAAATCGGTTGTCGCCCAAGTCTTACTCCGTATTCTTGCAGACACACCACCGCTACCATCCTTGCTCTCGACCCATCGCTGCCTCTCTCCGCTGTTTCCCGCGTCATGCGCCATTCCAACAAAATGACCGAACACTACGTCCACGTTGGAAACGCCGACGCTCTGAAAGCTGTCTCCCGAATCTCTCGTCTGTTTGAAGAAAAAAACAACGACACTAACGTTCCGCCGGAATAACAGCTCCGTTGTCAGCGCGTTGTCAGCATAAGTTCATAAAACCCTTGCTACATAACATTTAAAAACTCCTTTTCGGGGAGTTATGACACAATATACCGTCTGCCTTAAAAACAAGGTAGATGGTGTTTTTGTTTTATTTTAACGGTTCTACAAACTTGCAGTATCGCTCTTGCCACGCCTTAAAAGTCGAAAAGTACTCCAAAATCCTGCTGAAACCTTCTCTATTGTCAGCATTATTGTCAGCGTATTCTGATGCCCATGTGTCTGCCATTCAACCCTTCCCTGATGACACTGTGCTCGGCAGCTGTCCGCAAGGTAAACGTCATCCAGCAAACTAGTTAAAACGCAATGATGACTTGAAAAGAGTGCCAAGAACCGGCCTCCGTTTTTTTGCACAAGCGGCAAAGCACGCCCCAAAGCACGTTTTCCTGAAGATGCCGCTAGCATGTCAAGGACCTTCAAACAATTTCAACCGGTGCATTCAATCTCAAATGCTCTTTGAGTAAAAACAGACTCGCTGTTTCGATGGATGGGTGGTGCGTCTTTTTTATATGCCTATTTCGCACGAGGTTGCATTGTATGTCATAAATATGGCGTGGTTGGATAAATTAAGGGGTCTGGTAAACAGAGGGGTAAAATGACCGGAAAATGGACTGGAAGGGGTGCTAACGGTCAGTTTCAAAAGCAACCGGGGCCGGGCCACTGGAAACAGGGGGGGTGGCTTCCTCCTGCTGTAGCATGCCATTATTGATATAATGTCATGCCGTGCCGCTGCGGGCCTTTTGGGCGCGCGCTGCCGCCTTTTTCTTTTTGCCTTTATATGATCGTATACCCCCCCCCTGGGTAATTGCCTTCCCTTTACTAACTTATATTCTATATAGCAATATATTTATTTATTCTATTATTCTTTTATCTGCTATGGATATAATAGCGGCTATTACAGCATATAGCCACTTACTATATTATGATTTAGATTCACTATGCAATATAGCTTGCTTATATGATATAGTAGCATATATTATATGCTGCTAGCTGCTATATGCTATATAGCTACTGCATGAGATACTACAATATAATATATTATATATAGTAGCTATAGGGCGGCAGGGGCGGAGGGTGGAAAAGCAACGGTGCAGGGGCAAAAGCGGCAAACCTGCGGGCAAAGCAGGCGCAGACGGACTAGGGGCGCCCCCGCCTGGCGAATCGCCCGCCGCGGCCTTTATTCTTTTCGCATTCTTCCAGTTTCCAGGCCCCTGCTATATATAAATATATAGGCTATTATGTTACAGCTTTATTTGTATATTCTGGTCTGTACAGACAAAATTTAAAAGTTTCGACCATTTCAAACCCTTACACCATAAGGGTTTGAGGCCAATTTGTCACATCTGGTATTTGCATATATAGGGGCATTTCGCTATAATATAATCACAGTAAAGGAAAGCGAAAGCCCTTCCGATACTGAAACGAACAAGGGGGAAAGGAAATGCACGAAATGCCCAACGCGGCGGAAACAATCGAACGGCTAGCGCGTGAAGCCGAACGCCTAAAGATTGAAAACGCGCAATTGCGGGAAACAATCGCGAAGCTAACGCAGGAAGCGGAAAAGCAAAGCGAGAAATAGCCGCAAAAAAGCCGCCCAGGCTCTAACCTTCTAGGCGGCTAACCCAACAAATAGGGCGCGGGGTTCCCTGTTACCCCGTCCCTATCTTACCACAACCAACAAGGGAAAGTCAAGACGCCTGGCAAGCGCGGCAACGCTTGCCAGGGAACCACCCGCCGCACAAGGAAGACGGACGGCCCAGCCATAAAGGCCCGGCCCATAGTATAACATGTTCCTCCTTGTGCTGCAATACCCAAAATGCGCAAGGAGGATTTTTAAAATGACTAACACCATCACCACCGCCACCACCACCAACAACGCCACTATTAAAATCTGGATCGGAAATCTTGCCGCCTACAATGCCGGGGCCCTCCGCGGCGAATGGGTAACCCTGCCCGTATCGGATGAAGATTTGCAGGCCGTTTATACCCGCATCGGCGGCGAAGAACATGCCATCATGGATTATTCTACCGACATCGATGGCTTGAAGATCGGCGAGTATGACGACATCGACGAACTGAACGAAGCTGCCGAAGCTATCGCGGATTTTGACGGCGAACAGCTGGAAGTCTTCGGCGCTTTTCTGAAAGATGGTTGCAGCCTTTCAGATGCGGTAGAACACACAGAAAACAACGACTTCACCTATTATGCTGATTGCTTCAACATGTCCGACGTCGCGCAGCAATATTGCGACGATTGCGGCATTTTGGACCGCATCCCGGACGATCTGCAATGCTATTTCGATTTTGAAGCATATGGCCGCGATATGGAAATAGAAGGCACCTTCTACGAAGTAAATGGCGGCTATGTAGAATTGATTTATTAAGGGGGCGGGCAACATGCGCGCCCTTGCCCATTCCATCAACTGGCCCTATCTGCTGTGCATGGTCGCCGGGGCTTTGGCCCTGGCAGCCTTCCCGGCCTGCTGCATCCTCTGGCTTTTCTGCCTGATTTGAATTTGAAAGGAGATTCCATCCATGAAAAAAATCAACAACGTTTTTGCCCCCTCCGCCACCGATACCCGCAAAGCCATGGCCCACACTCGCGCAATGGCCCGCAAAGCCCCTTACGATGGAACAATTGAATGCTGGTTCAATCCCGAAGCCGGCCAATTCCTATATGTGGAATGTGTGGGCAGCACCTACAGCGAAAGCGAAGCCCTGCAATATATCGGCTCTGCCCGCTGCCAGTCCTGGCGCTGATGCTTGCGGCTTTATCCTGCCCATGCTTTGCCATGGGCAGGAGTAAGGCCACAAAATATGGCCCGCAATCCCACACCCGCCCGTAAAACGTAAAGGAGGCCCACAAAATGGACGTTCTGCACACCCTGCGCAATATGATTCTTTCCGCAAACGCGCTTGCCGCCGCCTGCACCTTCTCCGCGGACGCGGCCCGGTACGATTCCGCCGCCGCGCCCCTTCCGGCCCTGCTGTCCCATGCGCAAGCCTACGCCCAAAAGCTGCACGCTGCCGCCTTTGAGTTGGTGGATCCGGAAGCCGCCGCGGATGACGAAAATCTGTTTTCGCTTCATCTCCGCGCCACGGAAGCCGCCGACAACCTGCAAAAAATCGCCGAAGCCCTGCAAAAGTAACGAAAGAAGGTATCCCCGCTATGCCTATTACAAAAAAGAGTATTTCCATCTTTGAAAAAATCGCGAATCGCGCCCCAAGGACCCAATACAATCACATTTTGAACGATGGCGGCGCCCTGTACGCCACCGACGGCATTATGTGCCTTCGTTCCTCTGCTTTCCAGCTTCTCACCGTTTCCCAAAGCGCCCCGGATGACGCCGCGCCCCTTCGTAAATTGTTAGAAGATGTGGAAGCCGCTTCCTACCAGCTGGCCGCCACAGCGCCCAAAGCCGACTACCACGGCCAAAAGCCCATCATTTCCGAAAATCTCCGCGCCTATGCGCGCTTTGCCAAATCGCAAGGCAGCAAGCTGGCCCTGTATCCTTTGGGCGATTCGTTCGTGAACGCCGCTTTACTGGCCGATATGCTGGACGCTATCCCGGATGCGTGCGCTTATTTTCTGCCCGGCCAGCCGCTGAACCCGCTATACTTCCGCGGCCAGTACGCCGAAGGGATTTTGTGCCCGGTTCGCGCCCTGCAAGCGTCCCGCGGCGTCGCCATTCTGGCGGCCTATCAGGCGGAAACTGGCGAACGCGGCGCGAACGTTGACGAGCCCCTGCAAACGCTGGATTTTTCCGCCCTGTGCCAGGCGGAAGAAGCCGAAGCCCAACGCCGGGAGGAAAACCGCGCGGCCCAGGAAGCCGAACGGCAAAAGCAGCAGAACCAGCGCCGCCAGGCCGAAGAAGCGGAAGCGGCGGAAAATGCCCGCCTGCACGCCGCCGCCCTGCAAACCCTGCGCCAAATCCTGCAATCCGATTGCCACAAGGCCCCCGTTGACGGCGCTTTGCTGTGCGAATTGGCCGAAAGTCTGCACGTTTCCATCCCCCTGCGCACAAAAGGCTGGATTCTGCAAAAGCTGCGCGCCGTTACCATTCAGGCCGGCGAAGTCGCGTCCGTTTCCTTCCAGCCCACCCGCAAACACGAACAGGGCAGCGGCAAAGCCTTCGACGTTATCAACGCCGTCATTTCCGCCCTGAAAATGGAAAGCCTGGCCCAATCCTGCGACGACATCCCGGAAAAAAAGGACCCACAGCCGGAAAATCAACCGCAAAAAGCACAAAACCCCATCCCAAACACGCAAAATATCCCCCTGCCCGCGTTTCAGGCCCGGTTTTCCCAGGAATACAATTTCCTGTACGACTGCCGGGGCAATGTGCCCGGATACCAGGAATCCGTGTCGGCCTTTGAATCCGCCTGCCAGGACCCCGCTTTCATGGGTTTTGTGCGCCGGTTCGTCCAATATCGAGACGACGACCCCGTTTCCAGCGACCGGGAATGCGCCGCCTTCATGCGCGCGCTGGAAGCGCTGAACCATCCGCCTGTCAATTCATCCCGCCCCTATCTGGATTTGCTGGCCCTGTCCGCCGGAACCGTCGCCACATTGGCCCGGCAAAAAGACCGCCCCTGCGAATCTTATGATGATATAAATTATTTTCATAGTGCTATCACTCTGACAGCATGTTTCATGGATTGCACCCGGTTTGAAAACTGGCAGCAGCTTTTTGAAGCCGCCTATGCCATCGTTTTCCCGCAAAATAATGGCGGACAATCCTGCAATCAGCCGCAAAAGCTGCCGTCCGTCACAAAATCCGCGCAAAAATGTGACGCGAATGCACAAAATTCTACGGAAATATCGGCGGAAGATACGGCGCCCGCCCAGAAGAACACGCCCCGTCGCCCCAAAAAGAAGCGCCGCAAGCAGCCCGGCGAAGCCCAAAAGCGCAAAGCCGCCGCGCAAACCTTCCGTATCTTCCTGGATTACGATGTGCAGCACTTCGGCCATGTGCGCCCTGAAACCTATGACGCTATCCAGTCCCAAAAGCACAGACGCAAGGGGCGCCCCTCCAAACTGGCGGCCGGTCCGGGTTAGCTTTTCCCACAATCCTGAAATCAACCCCAAAATCAACCGGCGCGTTTTGGAAGGATGGTCACATTTCCCACAATCCCAAAATCAAGCGCAAATTCTGTGCTTTTCGCTTTCCACGCGGTATCATCCTATAAAATCCATCAGGAGGGTCCTCCCATGCGTACCTGTGAATTTTGCGGCAAACCCCTTACCGGCCAGCGGGAGCATTATTGCTCGGACGCATGCCGCGTAAAAGCCCTCGCCAACGATATGAAGGCCGCCAACGCTCAATTGGGAAAGGTCAACGTAAACAAGCAAATCCCGCAGCAAAAGAAGTGCGTGGATTGCGGCGTCATGTTCCCAGGTTACGCCACAACCCTTCGCTGCCCGGATTGCAGAACCATCGAAAAGAGAAAGGTTTGGCAGCGTTCCAAAAACCGCCGCGCCCGCGGAAAAGGCCGCGCTATCGGCTCCATGTCCCAGTGCGCTATCTGTGGCCAGCCCTATAAGGTCAGGGGCGGCAGACAGCTTTACTGCCCGGATTGCGCAAAGCAGCTCGCCAGAGAAAAAAGCCTCAAAATTCATCATGAAAACAAAGAAAAAATCGCCCAAAAAAGAAGCGAATCCAGGCGCGAAACCTATCGAAAGGTGGCGGAAACTCGAACCCGGGTCTGCCCCGCCTGCGGCAAAACCTTCACCCCTTCTCAAAAACATCACGTTTATTGCTCCAAGGAATGCGCCGCTCAGCAAACCATGTCCCGCCAGAATCTCCCAGCTACCGCACCCCATATATCCGCCGGCAAACCCAGACCGTCCAGAAACGCTTCCTCCCCAATGGCGGAACGCAGGGTTCAACTGGGCCTTACCCAGTCGCAGCTTGCTCAAAAACTTGGCGTAAGCCTTAAAACCATCTGGAATTACGAACATGGCGTTCCCGTCTCCGCTCGCACCAAACAGGCCATTGAGACCGCCTTGCAATCTCCGTCAGATAGTGAAACCTGATTTCTTGGGCGACCACCTTAACCGTGGTCGTTTTTGTTTGCCCTTCGTTTGCCATTTTGCTTTCCCGTCTCTCCCTGCACAAAGCATCTCGGCACACTATTGTGCACAATCTCAAAACCAGGCGCGAAACCTGTTCTTTGCTGGTCGTTTCGCTGGTCGCTTGTTTGCTGTTCGTTTGTTGTTCTGTTTGTTAGTCACAGACTCGCTTGCACTTCAATCCGTTATGGTATAAGGCTTTTGGAACGCATTTTGTTTGTTATTTTGTTTGTTGGTCACAGCTTTTGTCACGCAAAATACCCAATTCGCGTGACAAATCTCCTGCCTTGCGGTATCTATGGCGCACGATCCTGTCATCAGCCCCAAATCCTGTTTGCTCAAATTCATCCCTATTTCGCTTTGTATGTCATATTTATTTTTACCCCTATATTTATCACACACTTCCTGTATTTATGACATACTTCGCAAATTTGGCGGCAAAACCGTTGTTCAATACGTAGCGTTCACATTTCAATACTGTGCGGCTAAAAATGTGAACATAAATGTCTTTTAAAAAATTTTGAATAGAATTGTGAAAACGTGTTGACAATTCTGTTCACTCGTGTATAATGGTACCTGGATAGAGAAATGACAGACGGTCCACAAAAAAAGGCGAATACCTTCATCCGTTTGGCATATACTGTCCATAGCAACCTGAAAAGTTTGGTTGTGGTTTTTCTTTTACCCTTTGTCAACTACTTTTGTAAACACGCGCGGCATTAGCGTAACGGTAGCGCATCTGCCTTCCAAGCTGATCGTGTGGGTTCAACTCCCATATGCCGCTCCAACGGCCTTTAGGCATGGGCCGTCTCCTTTCACTAGCTGACAGCCGGGAAAGACCGGCACCTCCCTGGGAACGTAGCTCAACGGCAGAGCGTTTGGTTGTTAACCACCGGTCGCACATCCGGCCACAGGCCGTCTGCGCTTAAGCACCCACGTTCTTGTGTGCCTCGCGGCCATTCGGCGGGTCCCATCCCCACCGAAGCCGCACTGTCCATCAGTTGGTTTCCCTCACTGTGGGTTCAACTCCCGCCGTTCCCTCCAGCACAACGCGACCCATACCATCCGCGGTGGTTGGTTGCCACAAACATAATTCGGTTCGGAAAAAATCCGTCGTTCCGTTCCCTGTGTTTGCTGTACCCATTTTCGAACAGAGTTGTAAACAGCGAATCCGCCCCCCTTGTCTATACTAAGTCACTTGTTCTGTTTGTTGCTTAGTATATAACCGTAACTCACGTTTTCTTAATATCTTGGATGATGAGTTGTTACTTCGTAGTACCGTAACTTGAGTGAATACCTGTTTCTTGAGTGTAAAGAGAGAACCATCATCCGTGAGGATGATAGCTTTTACGTCAGTAAAAGCGGTAACCCCCAATATACTCTTAACTCAAGCCTATAATGTAAACCCAAGTAACAGTATTCAGCCAAGTAACTTGTTAGCTCTAGTCACTTAGTAAACTCAACCCCGCAGCAAGGAGGCGCACCCCACATGATTACCGCAGCCTGCAACGGTCTCAAGGTTCACTACCAGGAAGCCGACCACCTCTCAGAGCAGGAAATAAAAGCCTGCGTCCAAAGGGCCACCCGGCGCCACAAAAACGTGCAGGAAGTCACCCTATCCGTTAACGGCGATTTCATCGACATCGAATGCACCCTTCGCCCCGTAAAGTTCCAGCGCATCCGCCGCATCACCGGCTATCTGGTGGGCACCGTGGACCGCTTCAATAACGGCAAACGCGCCGAGGAACACGACCGCGTCAAACATACCGTCTGACCTGAAAGGAGACATACCCATGAACACACCCCAAAAGCTCTTTTCCTGGGACGATTTCAAATCCGGCAAGTGCTTTGTCCGCGCCTGCGATGACGAATCCAAAAACCTTTTCCTGCGCCAGTGCGAAGAACAAGGAATCCGATGGGCGAGCGGTGACAAGGCCACGGATTGGAATGTGGGCTGCTGTTTTCCTATCGATTTTGCGTACGATTTTAGGGGAATGGTCTATGCAGGCGGACACACCAATCCGGTTTTCGACAGTCCCGGTTTTGAAGCCAAAGCCGTTCTGAAAGACAAAACACAGGGAAACCCCGTCACCACCATCGTCATCCGTTCCGACGGCAACAAAACCTCCGCCATCATGAAGGAGGGCAAAAAGCTGGTCGCCTGCGCCGAAGCCCGGCGTAATCCCCATGATGAACCCGACGTCCAGAGTGCCTCATTCCTGTGCATCGCCCGCCTGTTTAAGGACAAGTACGGTCTTTCCATAAGCGAAGAACCTCACGACATCGGCTGAGCCATCCGCAAAGTCAAGGCAGGCAAAAAGGCCACTCGCAATGGCTGGAACGGTAAGGGCCAGTACATCTGTCTTGCATCCGAGATTTCCTACCGCACCCCGGAAGGAACCATCGTCAAACCCACCCATATAGCCTACGGCAATCAGGCCATCGCCTTTGTGGGCACCAGCGGCACCCAACTTGGCCGGCTCGCTTCTCAGGCCGACCTTCTGGCTCAGGATTGGGAACTGGTAGAATAAACCGCATCAAAAGCAAGGGAAAAATTGAAAGGAGACCAACAACATGAAAATCAACAAGGACACCTGGTACATTATCCGCTCCGACCGGGCGGGCGTTTTCTTCGGACACATCGCGGAATTGGACGAGGCAAAGGCCACCGTTACCATGACCGACTGCCGCCGACTGTGGTACTGGGACGGAGCGTGTAGTATTAGTGAATTGGCCACAGAGGGAACAGCCGCGCCAAGGAACTGCAAGTTTACCGTCACTGTTCCGGAAATGGAAATCTTTACGGTCATCGAGGTCATACCGTGCAGCGACAAGGCGGCCGCATCCATTCAGGGGGTGAAACCGTGGAAGAGAAGCTAAAAGCATTTTTGGCTGTTAGCTCCGGCCACGGCGACGGCGACGGCTACGGCTTCGGCGACGGCGACGGCTCCGGCTTCGGCGACGGCTCCGGCTCCGGCTCCGGCTCCGTCTACGGCTACGGCGACGGCTACGGCTCCGGCTTCGGCGACGGCGACGGCTCCGGCTTCGGCGACGGCGTTTCCCGCTTCGATGGGCATCCTGTGGCAATTGTGGACGATACCCAAACCGTATTTTACAGCATCCACGGGAATGTAGCCAAAGCGGCCATTTTGCAGGAGGATCTTACCCTTTGCCCCTGCTACGTCGTAAAGGGCGGCAACTGCTTTGCTCATGGGGAAACGCTTCGCAAGGCGCAGGCAGCGCTTGAACAAAAGCTGTTTTCCAATATGCCAATCGGCGAAAGGATTCAGGTATTTTTAACTACCTTTCAGCCAGGGCAAACCTACTCCAATAAACTGTTCTTTGACTGGCACAACCGCCTGACCGGCAGCTGCGAAATGGGACGAAAAGCATTTGCCCAGCAGCACAACATTGATGTGGAAAACGGCACCATGACACCGGAACAGTTCATGGCCCTGACGGAAAACGCCTATGGGCGTGATGTTATTCGACAACTAAAGACGGAATGGGAAAAGAAATACAAACCCTAAAAATTCCGAAAAAAACGGAGCAAAGCAATGAAAGGAACGTGCGAATGAACAACGAGATTATCCCTATTCATGAAGAAAACGGCAATTTCCCTGTGGACGGGCGGGAACTGCATGAGCGGCTGAAAATTGAAACCCCGTATCACAAGTGGTTCCCTCGTATGTGCGAATATGGTTTTGAAGACGGCACGGATTACAACACGGACAAAAATGTCCGGGTTCAAATGGAAGGTTCTCGTGAAGTTTCAAGAACGGTTGTCAATAACAATCTGACCATTGCGATGGCAAAAGAAATCTGCATGCTCCAGCGTACCGAGCAGGGTCGCACCGTCCGCAAGTACCTCATTGCCGTGGAAGAAGCCTGGAACAGCCCGGAAAAGGTCATGGCCCGCGCTCTGCAAATCGCCCAGCATACCATCGACCATTTCAAGGATGAAGTCAAACTCTTGTCCGAGAAGAACGCAGAAATGCTTCCTAAAGCCGAGTTCTACGACGCTGTGGTTGAATCCCCCGATTCGGTGGATATGGCCGTGGCTGCCAAAACCCTCAACATGGGCGTGGGCCGTAACACCATGTTCAAGATTCTGCGGGACGAGGGAATCCTCCAAAAGGACAACATTCCCTATCAAACCTATGTGGACAGAGGTTACTTCCGCTGCATCGAATCCAAATTCAGCATGCCGGACGGCACCCAGCGCATCAATATCAAAACCGTCGTTCAGCAGAAGGGCCTTGACTTCATCCGCAAAACCATCCAGCAAAGTCAGCATCCTGTCCAGTAACCGTCTGCGCAAGCAGACTTTTGGAAGCACCAGGTGGCGGGCAACCAAAAACCAGGTTGGCCGTTGCGGTTCAAGTCCGCATGCTTCCGCCAGTCCATTGGAAACCTCCAACAGGGCTATAAGCCCAGCCTGACCGGTATGACGCTCTTTCTTCCTTTCAGGCGTCACCGTAGGGCGGCCCCCTGCGCTTGGCACGCGTGTATCGTCACAACCAACCGTTGATAAGGGGGCCTATCTTTCTAAGATTACATGCCATCACATGGGCGCATGGCGCAAGGGTCAACGCAAGGGCCTCATAAGCTCTGGATTCTCCGTTCAAATCGGAGTGCGCCCACCAATTCCCGGCACGAATGGGATAGCACCGGCTTGCCAAACAAAGTCGGTGTGCGTCGAAAGACGTAAATAGTGAACGCACGCGCTTCCGTGCCAAAGTGCGCGGCGTATTTCCCTGAACACGGGGATATAGTGATAACGGAACACGACTGGTTTGGGGCGTGGGTGTTGAAAAGTTCCGTGCGGCAGCGGTTTTCAGAAAACATTTTCCGACCAAGGCGGGGGGCGGGGATGAGCGGACCCCTCTCAGACGTCCAGGCTCATCGGATAGGCCGGAAAACGCGGAAAGGGACGGCTGCTGTGTATACGGATGTGGCGCAGTTGGCAGCGCGCATGCTTTGGGAGCATGGGGCCGCGGGTTCAAATCCCGCCATCCGTACCAGCGGCAGGGTCGCGCCCTGCTATGTGGGCGGGAATCGGTTACCCCCACAAATAATGACAATGGCCGCGGAAAGAACGGCCTGACCTGCGTACCGGGCGGCACGCATAGCGGCTGTTCTTTCCCCGGCAAACCGATATAGATTCACCCCATTCAGGAGGTATGGCTATGGTACGCATCCGCCAAACCACAAACGGTATGACCTATTCCGATAACATCATTCCAGAACAAAACGCCCACCAGGAACCCACTCTTGATTCCAATTTGCGGGACATCCTGCTCATTACCGGCATTGCCTTGGGCGGCACGGCTATCCTGGCGTTTCTGGCAAGCCCGCTGTTTACCCGTATTCTGTCTTACTTCATGGGAGCGTAGCTCAAGTGGCAAGAGCAGCCGCCCTGCATAGGCCGCATGCCCGCCCTAAAGGGCGCTCATGCTTAAGCACCCACGGTCTTGTGCGCCGCTTCCTCACGGACGGGTCCCTGCCCATCCTTCGGTCGCTGTGGCATGGCCTGGCTTCCCTGCACGCGGCAGGCTGACGGTTCAATTCCGTTCGCTTCCACCAATTCCCAAACGCCTGTCTTAAGAATGGCAATGGCTGAAATGCCTATGTCTAGGGCGTGGGGCTGCGACCAGCTGGCAAAGAGGTACGAGTGGCGCGGGGCCACAAGACACGCGGCTTCCGTTGGGGAAGCTACCCCGCTTCCGTTTCCAATCCAGTTTCCCGGCGGGGTTGTGTGCCCAACCGGCAGCAGTATTGCCTATCCGGTTGGAAACGGCGCAGAGTGACCCGGTACTTCCCGTGGGATAGGGGTATCGGCGACTGCTCATGGCGGTTTGTGTTCATCCGCTCCCACGCACATAAAAAGCACCGGTGGTTTGGCGGAACCTGTGGCATACCGATAAACAAAATCCGCCGCGACCGGACCCGGGGAACCATGCTTCATAGGGCACCCGAACCGGGCCGGTACGCGCTTTGGTAGTTCAATTGGCAGAGCATCCGTTTCCGGTTCGCACATCCGCTCCGATGGAGCGTCTGCGCTCTATAACCCACAGGCCAGCTTTCCGCGCGGCCATTCGGCGGGTCCCATCCCCACCGAAGCCGCGCTGTCCATCAGTTGGCTTCCCTACGGTACGGAAAGTTGCGGGTTCAACTCCCGCCCAAAGCTCCACGCTGGCGTAGCTCAATTCGGCAGAGCGGCTGTTTTGTAAGCAGCGGGTTCACGGTTCAAATCCGTGCGGCAGCCCCATCAGGCATAAAGCCTGGCCCATGGTCAGGCTCGCCCGTATCTTGACAACTGCACCCATCGGAAGCGCCTTGTACACCTTCCCCTGGGTGCATTTTGTTTGCTTCACGTCTATCAAATTCAGGAGGAATCACCCATGGAAAAGAATCCCTACATCCGTTCGTTCTCCCGTTACCAGCAGCTCGCCCGCCGCACCCAAAACCCCGCTCTGACCGACCGGGAGCGCCTTCTCCACGCATCCCTGGGCCTGTGCGCCGAGGTGGAAGAACTGCGGGATGAAATGTCCAAGGTCATGAATGGCTTTACCCAAAATCCAGAGGTGGATAAAGAGGCAGGCGACGTCATGTGGATGCTGGCCGAACTCTGCGACGCTATCCACGCCGATATGGACGTGGTTCTCTGCCGGGAAAACCTGCAAATGGCCGAATCCATCCGTAAGAACGGAACGCATGAATACGCAGGCCCCAAGCCTGTCACCAAGTGGAAGAATATTGATGACATCGGCCAGTTGGCAGGCTGCATCGCCGGTTGCGTCCAGAAAACCTTCCAGGGTCACCCGGTTAACGACGCCAAAATCGCCTACGCCATCCCCGCCATCGTCGTTCGTCTGGTCAATCTGGCCCCCCAGTACAGCTTCACCCTCTATCAGGCCATGTATCAGAACATCGAAAAGCTCAAGGCCCGCTACCCGGACGGCTTCTCCGCCGACAAGAGCATCCATCGAAAGGAGTATGACAATGAGTAACGAGATTCAGGTCTTTAACAACGCCGCTTTTGGTGAAATTCGTATCATCATGGAGGATGGGAATCCGCTGTTCTGCGGGAAGGATGTGGCCGTCGCATTAGGATATTCCAATTTCCGAGATGCCTTAAGCCGTCACTGTAAGGGGGTCGTGAAACGCGACTCCCTCACAAAAGGTGGCGTTCAGTCCATATCGTACATCCCGGAAGGCGATTTGTACCGCCTGATAGCGCACAGTCAGTTGCCAGACGCGGAACGGTTTGAGTCCTGGGTGTTCGATGATGTGCTGCCGTCCATTCGCAAAACCGGCTCATATCTTTCCCCGGTCATCGATAGCGCCATGCTTTTCAAAATGGCCGAAGCCATGGCCGAGAAGGAACGCCGAATCACCGCGCTTGAAGCGGCCAACCAGTCCATGCTGCCCAAGGCAGAATTTTACGACGCCGTCACCAACAGCCCGGACACCATCGATATGGCCGAAACGGCCAAGGTTCTTAACATGGGCGTGGGGCGCAATACCATTTTCAAAATTCTGCGCCAGCAGCGTGTTTTGAACCGTAACAATATCCCCTATCAGGAATATATCGACCGGGGCTATTTCCGCTGTATCGAGTCCAAATACACCAAGGCCGATGGAACCAACTGCGTCAACATTAAAACCGTTGTGTTCCAAAAAGGGGTGGACTTCATCCGAACCACCGTAAATAACGCCTTGACGGAGCAGAAAGAAGGGAAGAGCGCATGACGAAGGTTGAAAAGCACCTGTCCATCTGCAACCAGCTCAACGCCATCTACGAACGCAAGAATCATGACTACGGCGATTCCTTCTCCAAGTCCTTCAGGGAATACGGAATGACCATGCCCTGCATCCGCCTGGAAGATAAGCTCAACCGCCTCAAGGCCCTGGCAAAGAGCGGGGATGCCAGGGTGGCCGATGAATCCGTGCGAGATACCCTCCTGGATTTGGCGAATTACGCCATCATGACCGTCCTTGAAATGGATTCGGAAGGAGATGCACTCCCATATGACTAACACTGTCACCTTTTTCAGCACGGAAGAAGATTTGCAAGCCCTCACCGGTCTTACCCACGACCAGCTCTGGGATGCCGATTTTAACCTGGATGACTGGGATTTCGGTTTTGTTTCCGATACGGAATGGTCCGAGCCGAACCTCTGGTTCTCTGACCGCGAGCATCCCTATTATCAGTACTGGCTTCTCACCCGCATGGAGCAGCACTGCGTCGGTTACGAACACACAGCCTACGGCGGCAGGCACTACTACATGTCCTATCATTCCTAGCGGGGAGGTGAACCGGACCATGCAGCCCCTTACCGCCGCGCAAAAGAAAATGGTCGAGCAGAACCTGCGGCTCGTTCCATACACGCTCCATAAATATGTTCCAAAACAGATCCACCGTACAAACGAATGGGACGATCTTTACCAAATCGGGTGCATCGGTCTTATGCGCGCCGCCGCCACCTTTGACGCGGACAGGGGCATCCGCTTCTCCACCTACGCCACCAAGTGCATCCTTGTTTCCATCAGGATGCATCTCCGCTCCAAAAGCGCCGGTAAACGCGGCGGCGACGCCCAAACCGTTTCCATGGATAAAGCGGTCCCTTTAAGCAGCGGCAACACCGTTTCCGTGGGCGACCTGGTACCGGACCACCATTCCAATGTGGAATCGTCCTATTGCGCTTCCTCCATCCACGACTTTCTACTCTCTCAGGCCCGGTCTAATCCCAATGCCGCCAGCGTCATCCCGGTTGTCCTCGGTCAGCAGAGCCAGCGCCAGGTCGCCGACCGTCTGGGCTGCAACCAGTCTAACGTCAGCAGGCGTGTGGCCGTACTCCGCCAGCAGGTGCAAAAGTTCCAGGGGGAGGAATAGCGTAACATTTTGTTACGGAATTGGTTATTGCCTGTAGAAATTGCTTTTATACGGCGAATTACCGTGCAAATGATCCTATGCGATGCACTCTTTTGTTTTAAGGGGGTGTGCTTTACACACCTCCTTACCCAAACTCCCGCTTTGGGAACAAAGGATATATGAAAAACCTACCCCCTTTTTGAAATTTGATTTTCATCCCATAAATTGCAAGGAGTGAACCTATGGAAAACATGAAGGTTGAAAATTGGAAAGGTCACGAAATCAGATTTGTCTGGAATGAGGGAGACTGGTGGGCCGTGGCTAAAGACGTTGCGGCGGCGCTTGATTACGATAACACCACAAACATGGTTCGTATGGTCGATAAGTCCGAAAGGCGCACGTTGAAAATCTGTATTATCGGTGCTGGATGTGACCTTCACAAAGTGAACCCCTCATACAAGGTTCGCAAAACACAGGAAATGACCGTTCTGACAGAACTTGGCATCTACGACTGTGTGTTTGGAAGCCGTAAGAAAGAAACTAAGGAATTTAAGCTATGGGTCTACTCCATGCTTAAGGAACTTCGTAAAGCCACCGGTCTGGAAGGTTTTGAGGTGTTCCGTATGCTCGACGTGGAACACCAGAAGCAGGCTATGGCAAAGCTGCAAACCGCCCTCCATCAGCCCCAGAAGGCGGATTACATCAAAGCCAACATCATCGCCGACAAGGCCGTTTCCACCCTCTATGGCTTTGAAAAAATGGTTAAGAAAAGTGATATGTCGCCCCAGCTGTTATCCGACCGCCAGTCCATTCTGGACGATACCGTCATCCTCATGGCCCTGAAAGATAAATACCATATGCGCATCTCCGTCAGCCAAACCATCTATCAGCAGAAAGGAAGCCAAGCCGTATGAAAATTGTGGAACCCTCCTACCAGATCGTCGACCGGGATAACGACTTCACCCCAGCACAGAAAATCGAGCGGGTAGGCCGCGTGTGCTACAAAAGCGAGAATAAAACCACCCTCACCAGCGCCGTTCCCTTTGTCAAACGCCTTATCGATAACGGCCACGAAGCCATGCTGGAACACGCCTCCATCCTGTTCACCATGTCGCTTAACGCCTTTGAAACCCTGCGCCGTATCTGTTCCCTGTATGAGGAATGCACCGGCAAGCCCTGCTTCCTCCGCCGCAGTTATCATCCGGCAGCCGTTTTCCAATGTGTCGTGTCCGGCAATATCCGCGCCTGGCGCGATCTGGTTCTGTTCGCCGCCCACAGGGGCGGGGATGACGTGGCTTTTCCCTATGGTATCTTTCATCTGTTGACTGATTTTCCGGAGTTCTTCTTTGATTGCCCGGCTGTTTACGACAAGCCATGCCTTGGTGCAATGGGCATTCTCGATACTACCGGGTTCCTGCGGCACGGTTCGCCCGACCAAGTCCAGCGCCATTATTCCTTAACCGTCCAGTTTGACGTGGACATCGCCGTGGCCCGTGAGCTTTGCCGTCACCGCCTTGCTTCCCACGCCGGGGCCAGCACCCGCTATTGCGATTACGCCAATGGCAAATTCGGCGGCGAAACCACTACCGTCATGCCCTCCGACCCCTTCAATTCCGACTGGGTCCGTTCCGCCCGCTATGCCGAGGAAAAGTACCTCTCCCAGCGTCAGGACGGCGTTCCTCCGGAAATCGCCCGTTCCGCCCTCACTCTGTCCACGCTGGGCCAGCACGTTATGACCGCCACCCTTGAGCAGTGGAAACACATTTTCGCCCTACGCGCTCTGGATAAAACCGGCAAGGCCCATCCCCAAATGAAGCAGGTCATGCTGCCCCTGTATCAGGAGTGTAAAACCATGTTCCCGCAGGTGTTTGAGGAACGCTAACCCTCCCGGCTTTGCCATGACCATTTTCGACTGGAATTGTGAACGCTTGAAAGGAACACCGCCATGACCGATTACACACAGGACCCCAATCCCATTCTCATCCCCGCCCCGCCTTCCTCTGTGGAGGCGGAGCGGTCTGTCATCGGCGCGGCCATGCAAAACGGCTCTGTTGTGCCCCTTCTGGCCGATTCTCTCACGCCCGACGACTTCTTTAGCCCGGAGCACAAAGCCATGTTTACGGCAATTCTGGGGCTGTATACGGCAGGAAAACCTGTAGACCTCATGACCCTTGGCAACGCCCTACAGGAATCCGGTACGCTGGACGCTGTGGGCGGGGCCAAATACCTGCTGGATTGCGTCCGCTTTGTCCCCACCACCGCCAATACCAAAACCTATGTGGCTATCGTCAAGGAAAAATCCAACCTCCGCCGTCTCATCAACGCCGCGTCGGAAATCCAGAAAAAATGCTACGCCCAAACCGACCCGTCCGACGATATTCTTTCCTCCGCCGAAATGCTTCTGTCCTCCTGCACAGAGGGCGTAAGCGAAAAGAACAAGCCCAAAAAGCTGAAAGAATTTGTGGCAAAGGCTTTCGACAAAATTGAACTCAACGCAAGAAACGGCGGCAAAATCAATGGAGTACCAACCGGCTTTTACGATTTGGACAGGATGCTCACGGGTCTCCATCCCGGCGAACTCATCATCGTCGGCGGCAGACCTGCCATGGGCAAAACGGCGTTCGCGTTAAGCGTCGCCCATTTCGCATCCGTTCAGTCCAAAAAAAAGGTAGTTTTTTTCTCTTTGGAAATGCCGGGTGAGCAACTGGCCATTCGGTTGATCGCCCTTCAATCCAGAGTCAAAATGCAAAAAATGAGAAACGGGAACCTGTCCACGGAGGATTGGGAACCCATAGGCGACGCTCTTAACGAATTGTCCATTGAGAATCTGCTTGTTGATGATACCCCTGCTCTTACCCCGTCCAAAATCAAATCCAGAATCAAGGCGTTGCAAAACACCTGGGGAAAGCCTGATCTGGTTCTGGTGGACTATTTGGGCATCGTAAGCGCAGACCAAAAATCTGAAAACAGGCAGAACGAAGTTTCCGAAATCACACGGCAGTTTAAGGCAATGGCAAGAGAACTGGAAACACCGTTCGTTGTTCTCGCTCAGTTAAGCCGTGCCAACGCATCCAGAAGCGATAAAAAGCCGGTATTAACGGACATCCGGGAAACCGGAAACATCGAAGCCGAAGCAGATGTTGTGGTTTTCGTGCATCGGGATGGTTATTACGATTCGACCGCCGATCAAAACGAAGGAACTTTCATCGTCGCCAAGCAGCGCAACGGCCCTGTGGGTGAAATCGGCGTGGCATGGAACGCAGAAATGGCCTGTTACCAAAACAAACCCGACACGCTAAAAGCAACGTATAAATAGGAGAATGCCATTTGACAGGAATATATGGAATCCATAACAAAGCAACAGGGAAATGGTATGTAGGGCAAGCGCAGAACATCAAGAAAAGGACATCAATTGAAAAAGCGTGTATGAACCGGCACGGGCGACTTCATTATGACGGGAACAATCACAGGCTGGAAAAGGAATTGAAGGAACACGGGCTCGAAAGTTTTGAGTTTATCGTATTGGAACAATGCGTGGGCGAACGTTTAAACGAGCGGGAAACATATTGGATTGAAAAATTGGATTCGTATCAAAACGGATACAACTTAACAAAAGGCGGCACGAACGGAAGCCTTGGCTGGCACCCAACCCCAGAACAAAAAAAGCATGCCTGCGCCGCACAGCAAAGAATCATGCTTGAGGGGAAAAATCCCGTCGTTTTCAAAAGCGGCCATGAAAACCCGATGTACGGCAAAGGTTACTTGATGAGGGGACGCAAATACTCGGAAGAAGCGCTGGACAGGATGCGAAAAGCCGCCGCTCTTAAGGATTTTCGCGGGGAAAATAACCCTCATTACGGGAAAAAACACACAGAAGAAACAAAGAGAAGGCTTTCAGAAATAACTCGAAATCGGAAATTGCCAGAGGATTTCGGGAAAAAGGTAAGTGAAGCTGGCGCATCGGCAAAGCCGGTCATCTGCATAGAAACAGGTGAAAAATATCGTTCATGCGTTGCTGCCGCAAAAGCAAAAGGAATTAAAACACCAAGGAATATTGGAGATGTATGCCGCAGCGTGTTGAAAACATGCGGAGGATATAGATGGAAATTCATAGACCGTTCGGAATTTTATCCTGAAAGAAAGAAGGTGTAACCCCGTGACTGACACCACCCTAAACCTTCTCTACCACCGTTCCCATACCATCGACCAGATTCTCTATGCCTCCATCCGCTACTTCCCACACGAAAAGTCCGTTCCCTATACCCCGCAGGATTATCACGCCGTCTTTCACTGTATCGAACATCTCTATACGCCCCGCCGCTTCATGCGCCTGTTTTCCATTGATAAAACCTATGACGGCGCTCGTTTTCAGTGCAAGGACTATTTCTCCACCATGGAAATGTGCCGGGAAAACGGCATGGATGCTCTCATTAAGGACGCGGTTTCCTTTCTGTGGGATTACTGCAATCCGCATATCAGGTGCTTCCTGTCAGGCTATCTCACATCCATCGACCGCCAGCGGTTCTATCAGGGCCAAAAGTCCCTGTTCCAAACCTTTCTGGATGAAAATGGCATCGATATTCCCTCCTACCAGCGCATCCAGGCTCCAAACGGACAGGTGTACATGCGCAATACCCAAACCGGCCAGTTCCTCAAAACGGCCAAGCCCAGCAAAAAGCCCAAGTGGTGGAAAATCATCGAGGGAGGAAACCGAAATGGATAGGGTCCAGAGTATCATCCTGCTTTGCCTTGTTATTGTTGACGTGTTCTTTTTGTTCTATTTCAGCGACAAATAGGGGGACTGGAAAAATGGATAGAGCCACCTTAATCAAGGAATTACGACTGAAGCTCATCTTTCTGGACGTGGACGGCGTTCTCAATTGCCACCACACCAAAGAACGCGCCCCCTCCGGCGTTATCGGTATTGACCCCCAAAAGGTTCTCCTGCTCAGGCAGATTGTTCAGGAAACACATGCTTGTATCGTTCTCACCAGCTCGTGGCAGGGCGCGTCAGACCGCGACTTCCACTATCTTTGCCACAGCCTTGACCAGTACGGTCTTTCCATTTCTTCCATGTCCGGGGCCTATGGCAACTGGCACAATCGCGGTCAGGTCATCCGCTCCGCCGTGCAAACGCTCAAGCCTTCCGCATGGGCCGTTCTGGATGACGACCAGTTCCCGGATTTCAAAGAATACCGCATCGGTTCCCACCTGGTGCAAACCAGCTTCTACAAAAACGGCCTTGAGCCAAAGCACGTCAAACGGGCCATCAAAATATTGGAGGGTAAAGCATGAACGAACTCCGAACGGAAAACTGGAATGGATATACGATTCGTTTTGTTAACATGAACGGCGAGTGGATGGCCGTGTTGAAAGACGTATGTGACGCTCTGGGCCTAATAACTAAAAAGGCGCATCAGCGTTTGTCAAAGGAGGTACTTTTTAGGTACCCCCTTCCCACAAACGGAGGTCCGCAAGAAATGTTACTTGTAAATGAAATCGGCATCTACAAAACCGTGTTCCGAAGCCATAAACCCGAAGCGGAAAATTTCCAGAACTGGGTTTACAACATGCTTTGCAATCTGCGTAAAGCCACCGGTCTGGAAGGTTTCGAGGTGTTCCGTATGCTTGACAGGGAACACCAGAAGCAGGCTATGAAGCGCTTGCGGGATGGCTTGCGCTGCCCCGCAAAGGTAGACTATATCAAAGCCAATGCCATCGCCGACAAGGCCGTTTCCAGCCTGTACGGTCATCCCAAAATGCTCAAAAAGAAGGACATGCCCCCGCAAATGCTTTCGGAAAGAGAACGTATTCTGGACGATACCGTCAGCCTCATGGCGCTGAACGACCGTTATCATCTCAACCTGTCCGTCAGCGCGGCCATCTATGGCGCAAAGCAGGCGTAGAGAAATTTCCAAAAAGAGTTGGCAACCGGTCTCCGTTCGTGGTATCATGAAACCGCACAGCAGGAAGGGAGAACCAAAAATGGATATAGCCACAACCGCACGCCTTATTTTGGGTCTGCACGCCGCCGGTTGGCCCGATGAAAAAATCTGTCGTTTTATCTTGTGGATTACCAGCGGTGAAGAACAGTTTAATCAGGATTGGAGCAACAATCAGCCGGTTCGTGACAAGGAAACGAAAAAGAATTAACCTTGAATTCGCTGCCGCCGGGCAGGAGGAAAGAACATGCCAGCTATCAAAGTGGAAACGAAGGGGAACAAAGCCTACATCAAAAGCCCCTACAACGCGAACTTCGTCGGCCGCGTCAAGCTGATGGGCGGCAAATGGGATATGGAATCCCGCCGCTGGGAGATCAAGGCTGACGCGCTGGGCGCGGTCCGGCAAATCATGATGGATATTTACGGCGAAACGGATCAGGAGCCCGCCGCCGAAACCGTAACGCTGGTGATTGAATTTTCCAAGGATATGATCGGGCGCTGTGAGCCGATTTCCATCGCCGGCAAAACCATCGCCCGGGCGTTTGGCCGGGACAGCGGCGCGAAGATCGGCGACGATGCGGCCTTTATCTCCGGCGAACCCCGGAGCGATGGAAGCGCCCGAAACTGGACGACCGTCATCCCCGCCGGGTGCGTGGTGGAAGTGTACAACGTTCCCAAATCCAAGGCGGATGAATTTGTTTCCGCTTCCGATCCCCGGTACACGATTCACATCAAGGGCGATGTAAAAGTGGATCGGGAAGCACTGGCGAAGGAAAGGGAAGCGCTGCTGGCCCGGCTGGCGGAAATCAACAAAATTCTGGGCGAATAAAAAAAGAGCGCTTTCGCGCTCTCTCTTGAAAAAGTGACGTCCCAACACTTTTCAATTCTCTCCAATCCGCCTCAAATTGGATGTGCCTATTATATATCATATTCGCCGAAATTTGTCAAGCGCAGAGGTGAACATTATGAATCAAAAAGAAATTCTTGAGAATTACGAGATCACAAATAGCGTAAAAGCATCGGCAAAGGCGCTGAAACTTTCCCATCAGACGATCAAGCGAATTTTAATCTCCAATGGCATTTATCCAACGGAGCGGGCGCGGGAAGTAACGCGATTACGCATGATGGGCCTTGCCGTGCCGGATATCGCCCAATACCTGGGCATATCGGAAAAGACTGTGCGGCTGTACATGCCCTACGCAAAAGGAAGCTATGCCGTTGGCCCAAAATCTCAAAACGCCAAAATCGTTGCCAGGTGCCGCGCCGCCAAGAAGGAGAAAAGCACCGAAAACTCATAAAGCCAGAAAGGATGGAGAAAAGCATGAAGAACATAAAAGAGATCGCCAGACGAATCACCGCTTCCGGCAGAAAAGACGTGGAAGCCATGAAGCAACTGTGCCGGGCCGCTGGTATGGAAAATGATTTGGAAAAATTCCCGGATGACCAGCAATGGCTTTGGGAAGTGGCGTGGAACGCTGCGGAAAAACTGGGCGTTGATATTGATGAACCCAGCAGCCACTTCTATGATCGTTTTCGTGTGGACATGCTCAGCCATGATACCTACGCCTTATCGGACGTTCAAAAGAACTATGGGCGCCCGGTTTTTGACAGCGATGATTATTGGGAAGCCAAAAAGCACTTTCTTCTGCTCTCCCAAAAGGGTTGCACTGTTCGCATCGTGGGACTTGTTAATCAGGAACCCTTCCCGCAAACTGCTTCCGAAGAAGTCCTTACAACAAATGCCCCTTCCAAAACCTTTACGGACTTGGATGATTACTGGAGCGCTCTTTCCGCTGAAAAAAGCCTGCTTCTTCGTCGCGTATCCGCAATTGATCGCATTCTGGTGCAAACCTACCATCCAGAACAATAACCCGTTTTTCACAAAAAAATCCAAATAAAGGGACTGGCCCGTTTGCGGTCAGCCCCTTTTATTGATTCTGCGCACAGGTTTTGCCCTTGCGCAGCCGCCTTTTTTCTTTACCCCCACAGTCTGCTGCTTGGGTGCATCAGGCTTTCCATTTTCCCCCGAAAATAGCCGAACGTGGGTATCATCAGATCCGCAATCGTCACCAGTAAAAGAAACACATTCTCAATCAGGAAAAACCTGTGCCACCCTGCCAGCCGTCTGTTTTGCTCCCGCAGCCGCCTGTTCTGCTGCTCCAGCTCCTGCATGTGCGCGTTCTTGGCCCGTATCAGCCGCTCATACGCGTCCACCGTCTCCGCCTTGTCCTCCCTGTTGGATGGAACCATCACGTATTTCTTTTCCCGTTCCAGCCCCAGTGCCTCGTCTACCGACCCGCCTACCGATAGTATCATGTAGCACACCCGGTCAAACGCCGGGCTTACCGTGCTCCCGTCAAAGAAATGGTCCACCGTCCCCCTCGCCACTTTTGAGTTTTTGGTCAACTCATTTCTGGTAATGCCCTTTTCGTCCATTTTTTGTTGTATGTACTGGCGTATGCGCCCAATGTCAATCTGCTCCATTCCCATTTTTGAGCTCCTTTTTCCCATTTTCGGTAACGTTTTTCCCAGATTCGGTGACTTTTTCCCAATTTTGGGGCTTGCTTTTGTCCCCCAAGTGTGCTATGCATAGGCCAGCGCCACATACGCCGCACCCTTTTGCTGGTTCAAATTGTACCACTTTTCCACCATTTGTTCAAGAAAAAGGCAGTTTTCCACATAAAAAGACAGTTTTCGACATAAACAGGACACCAAAGTTCACTTGACTTGCATCCCCGGAAAGCGTACACTTACAGCAGTTGGTAACCACACACAATACAAGGAGGTACTGGAAATGAAAAGGTTGGTTTGTCTGGGGCTGGTATTCTGCCTGGTGTTTGCGTCCGCTTCTGCTCTCGCTTACGGCTCCACCTACGGTTCTTCCATCGGCGAAGATTACAAGTCCGGCTTGTTTGTTTACGCAAGGGAATTGGTAACCGCTCATCTCAAATCCCCTCTAACGGCTAAATTTCCCAATTACTCCGAATGCAGCTACCAGAAGGGGGAAGGCGGCGTATATATGATCGTAGGCTATGTGGATAGTCAAAACAGCTTCGGCGCTATGATTCGTGAAACCTGGGGCTGTATGATTCAAGAAGTCGGAACCAAGTGGCAGGTCATCATGGTTCAAATTGGCGATAACATTTATTTCGATTGATAGCGCCGCAAAAGGCACAAAAACTTTATCGTCACTCCACGCTATTTGAATTTGGGAGGGGAAACTCGTGAAACGAATCGCATGTATGTTCCTGGCTGTCATAACAATATTCACATGCTCTGTCGCTTTTTCTGAAACGAACCAAGAGGCGTTCCTAAGCGATATGCTTAGTGGAATCAGGGAACGATTGGAAGCTATTCAGGACGAAACGGAGGATATTTCCTACTTTCAATCGCTTGTGAATATCGAGTTAAAGCATATTGAAAAATTCGCAGATGAAAAGTTCGATGATGAAAGATTTGATACCATCGCCCATCAATATATCGACGCGTGCAGGATGCAGTTAAACGCAACCAAACTCTATCCAAGTTCCTTGCTTGGGAACGTTCTGTGGAATGCGGGAACGAATGTAAGGAGCGCACTCATTATAGAACTGTACGAAAGGTACGGCCTTGCGCTTACCCAGGACGAAGCATCATCGTATTACTGGCAATTTATCGAGCTTGAGCCGACTGAAACCGCCCAAGCGGCAGAAACACCATCCCCCACAGAAACGCCGTCCGTAACCGAGGAACCGACCGCTTCTCCCACGGCTGCCGCAGATACCGAAAATGGCGAAGGTGAAAAAACGTCTTATGAAATATTCGTTAAATTACCGGATGAGGAAGAACCTGATTACCATTTGGCAACCGGATTTTTCGTCGGGGGCTATAATGTAGTAGCGGACGAAATGCTTAGCGGAAAATATAAGGACAGACTAACCATTCATCCGCTAAAAGTTTCCGATTTTGGCGATTATCAAGACGTAGTAACCAAAGAAATAGACAAAACGGCGCTTTCTTATAAAGGCAAAGAGAACGGAGAGCCGGTTACAATTGTACTCCATTTTGACGAAGATGAAACATTGAAAAGCGTTAACCTTACTTATGCGTTTTCAAAAGACGCTTCATCGGATTACGGAACGCAGACGCAAATAACAAATATTTTTGGATATGTCGCGGCTGCCATTTCTGGATTTAATCCCGATTTGGATTGTAACGTGCTTGCAGATAAACTGATAACCGGTCTTTCAAACTCAGACACAGGAGAGCTTGAGAACAAACAGTATCAAGTTGAAGTAAATGGTTTCTCCGCTGAAGCTGAACTGGCCTTTGGAATACTTGTAATAACCATCAGCCGCTAATTGCTCGATTTTTTTCAAAACCGCTTGACTTTTGTACAAACGTAATATATACTGTGTGCGTACCCGATAAGGAGGTGAGGCAAACGGTACGCACCGGTAGACCTACGAATGACCCAAAGCGTTCCAGAATCGGCTTCCGTCTTTCCGAAAAAGAAGAGGAAAAAGTAAACTTCTGCATGAAAAAGACGGGCTGGTCCAAAACGCAGGTTATCAAAGAAGGAATTGACCGCGTCTATCAATCCCTTCTGGAAAAAGAAACAGACGCAAAAAAAGAACAGTAAGCCGGTCGCCAAACTAGTCTTACTGTTCCCACCACAACAGCCCAAAGGGATGCTGCATGTTTATTATAAGCACGCCACTCCCTTTGGGCAAGACGGAACATTTGTTCGTATTGTTTGAAGGGAGGTTTTTTGTACACTTTTTTCAGGAAAAATCACAAAAGGGCTTGACTTGTAGTTAGCTACATATTATGCTGTATCTAGCTACAACGAAAGGAGGATTGAATGTGGCTGACGGCAAAAGCCGTGCCGAATACTTCCGCGACCGCCGAAAGAAACTGAAACAAATCGTGTTCATGGTAGAACCTGAAAAGGTTGAAAAGCTCGACAAGCGCTTAAAGGAGCGCGGAGAGACCAGAACCGATTGGTTCCGACGCAAGGTCAAGGAAGAAATAGGCGAATAGGGAAATCCCCGCCGATGCTTGCAATCTCTCACAATTCCAGCATCCAGCGGGGCCACCCACCCGAAGGGGGCTTGTAAATCTTAACATGCAATCCTCCTTGGGTCAACAAAATTTCACAAAAGGGATTGACTTATGTGTCACCGTATGTATAATGTAATTATGGTGACACAAAAGAGAGGTGAAAAGCATGTCGCCAAAAACCGGAAGGCCGACTTCCGACCCCAAAAAGCACGAAACCCGCATCCGCATGTCCGATGAAGATGTGCGCATGCTGGAAGAGTGTTGCAAGATAACCGGCATGACAAAGGCCGATGTTATCCGAAAAGGAATACGGGTCGTTTACGAAAGCCTGAAAAAATAAAGAGGGTTTGCCGACCCATCCTCGCAAGATTGCGGCAAACCCAGCGCCCCAACAACCGCTGGAGACCAGCAAATTCTAACATGCTTTTCTCCTTCGGTCAACCCTTAACTCATCGACCAGCAAGGAGTGAAATATATTGCTTAGTATCGTCAATCAAAACGGAAAATTGGTCGTGGATAGTCGCGAGGTCGCCCGGATGCTGAGTAAAGAGCATAAGCATCTTCTGCGGGATATTCAAGGTTACTCTCAAATTTTGGAAAAGAACGCTGAAACCCTTGATACGCCTAGCGAGTCCAAATTTGGACTGGCCAATTTCTTCATCGAAAGCACCTATTCCGATGAACAGGGGAAACCCCGTCCTTGTTACCTTCTCACCCGAAAGGGCTGCGACATGGTGGCAAACAAGATGACCGGCGAAAAGGGCGTGCTGTTTACAGCGGCCTACGTCACCCAGTTTGACGAAATGGAAAAGAAACTGCAAAAGCCCCAGTCCAGCCTGGATATTCTGGAAGCCACCGTCCGCGCTCTCCGCGAAATGGAAACCCGACAGCAGGAACAGTCCCTTAAACTGGACGACGTTACCCGCAAGGTGGAATCCATCGGCAATACCATCGCCATCAACCCCAACGGCTGGCGCAAGTCCACCCACGACGCCATTGTCAAAATCGCTCAGGTCATGGGCGGCAATCAGTACATCGTGGACGTTCAGCGGGATATTTACCGCCTCATGAAGGAACGCTTCGGTTTCGACGTAAAGCGCCGCCTCAGCAATCGCCGCGCCCGCCTCATGCTCAACGGTTCCTCCGCTACCGAGGTAAAGAAGCTCAACTATCTGGACGTAATTGCTTCCGATAAGCGGGCTGTGGAAGCCTATGTGCAAATCGTCCGCGAAATGTGCATCCACTACGGCGTAGAGCTGGTGGAAGCCGTTGTGTGAAGGGAGGGCTTGCCTTGCGAATCGAAAGCATCTACAACGAGTTTGTTTCCCGTTTCCCGGCCCTTGTGTCGGAGACTACGGGCGCTCCCTACCACTGGATTGAAAATGCCAAAAACGGCGTTCTCACGATGGCGCAAAGCGAAAACGTCACCCTCCGCCAGCTTCGGGAATTTCTTGCCTTCGTTCTCTATTCAGCGGAGAATTTCGTCCCACTGGCTAAAGAGCCGCCTTCTGCTCCCGCTGCAGCCTCCTCCCCGGATGCTCAAGCGCCGGATGTACTCTTATCCTTTGGCCCTTACGCGATGTATAGAGACGAACAACCCCGTCAGTGCGTGGAGGAAACGGCTCATGGGTATATGGTTGGCTTTGCATACGCCCCATCTCCGCAAGACATACCGCCCGCAGGGGCGCGTATAACGGGGAATTGGATTCAGGCCGGTCTCGACCCTGAATACAGCACATTATACAGCTACGAGCTTCGTAAGGCCCCAGCGCAATCGGAAACGCCGTAGAGTATAGCCCGGCTAGCTGTTGCCCTTTCACCCGGTAACGCCCAAACAGTACGCTGTGGGTTTCAAGGTTTCCCTGCACACCGCACACGCACAGGTTCCCTCCCGTAATGGAAACCGGCGTAGGGGAACAGTTTATCACCGTGCAGTCAAGAAAGAACATCAGGTACGGCATCGTCGGTTCGTCTATCCCGTACAGTTTTTCATTGGCAATGGCGATTCTCTGCCGCCTGTCCCACAGCACCAGCCCCAGCGTTACCAGGGAAATCACAAAGCCCAGCACGCCCAAAACGCCGCTTACAATGTCCATTTTTGTTTCTTTCCCGTCTTTCGTAAAATGTTCGGCTTGCCGAAGGGAGGTTTTTCTATTGAAAAAAGAAAGTCTATTTCAAAAGCGCCTTGATGATACCAATCAAATCGCCCAAATGCTCCAAAAGCAGGGTAAGACCTACGCTGAATGCCGAGCCTATCAGCACATCACGACGATTCTGCTTTCTATTGAGGATAACTTGAATCGCCTCTGCATCCTGGCGGCGCTGTTGCTGGGCTTTCAAATCGGAAAGCTCATTTCTGGTCTGCTGTAACTCCCGCTCGAGCCGTTCCACGTACTCCCGCGTTTCCTTCCGTATCTTCTCCGCTTCCTCCGCCGTTTTCTTCTCCGCTTCTATGCCCGGATGAATCGGTACAGGCATCGGCCGAAACGGCTGGTCACCCCCGTACTGTATGTGGCTTGGGTCAAATGTCAACGCTTCTCATCCCCTCAAAGCCTGTTGCCCCTATTTTCATAATACCATACTACCAAAATTCGACAAATTCCGCCAGTCGGAACGTGTGTTTGCCGCACCCTAAAACCTTGTTGCTAACATAAGAAAGGAGATCCGCATGAACGATATTACCATCATGGAAAACCCGAAGTTCGGTCAGGTTCGCAAGGTACTTGTAGACGGAGAGTGGTACTACGTCGCCAAAGACGTAGCAAAAGCTCTTGGTTATTCAGATACCGTAAACGCTATCAAGCAACATTGCCAGTGGGTGGTGAAACACCACCTACCTCATCCCCAAAGCCCCAGCAAGACTTTGCAGGTTTCTGTCATCCCCAAGGGCGATGTTCTCCGTCTCATCTCCCAGTCCCACCTTCCCGCCGCGCAGGAGTTCAACCACTGGCTGTTTGACGATGTGGCCGTGCAGGTGGTGGATAACGGCATGTATCTGTCACCCGAGGCGCTGGACAGGCTCTTTACCTCTCCCCAGTTCGTCACCAAGCTCTTTACTGAGTGGAATAGCGAACGTTCCCTCCGTATTGAGAATCAGGTGGAAAAGGAACGGCTGCAAGCGCAGGTTCAGCGGGACGCTCACAAGGTCAAGTTCGCCGATGACGTGGCCGCCGCCCCTAACGATATTCCCGTTGGCGATCTGGCAAAGCTCATGCATCAAAACGGTCTGGATATTGGCCGCGCCCGTCTGTTTGAAACGCTCCGTAACGATGGTTGGCTGCTTAAAACCGGCCAGTCCCGTAATATGCCCAGCTAGCGCAGCATGGCCCAGGGTCTCATGCGCGTCAGCGAACGGGTCTGCTCCTGCGGCCCCAGGGCCCAGCAAACCTATTTCGTCCCCATGGTCACCGGCAAGGGACAGGTTTTCTTCCTCAACCGCTATTGCCATCCTCTCCTGTAGGTCGCACGCCCGGCCTAAAGACTGTATGCCCGCATCCTCACCCCAACCAAAAATCAAAATGTAAGGAGATTCAATATCATGATGAACACTGCTAACACCGCTTCCGCCACCAATAGCTCCCGCAAAGAAATTCCTTCCTTCCTGGCAAAAGCACCCGTTGAGGCCACCATGTCCGACTCTATGGTTCTCATCTGCGACGCTTACGCAAAGATGAGTTCCGCCCTCCAATGCTTCAGCGAAGCCTATGCCATCTATTGCAAACGTGAACATCTGGATAACGACCTGGCCGAAACCCTGTCCTTCTTCATGGACGAATACCACCATCAGTAACCCGCTTACCGCAGGAACCACCCATACTTCACCCGTTCAGGAGGGATTCAATCATGGATACCAATACCTTCTATTTCCGCGGAACCGTTGTGGACCCCGTCACCGTCAGCCATCGTCTTCCCAATCGCACTTTCTACAAAACCGTCCTTTCCGTGCCACGCCTCAGCGGGGCGCAGGACCTTGTTACCCTTGTCATCCCCGGCAATGTGCTCAAGCGTCACCCTCTTTCTCAGGGAGATCTGGTCACCGCCACCGGCGATCTTCGCACTTATCACGCGCAGGATTTTCCCCACGTTCGTCTGTTCGGTTTCGTCCACGACTTCCCGGAAAACGACCCGGGCCAGTGCCCCAATACCGTTCGGCTCACCGGCACGCTGCAAACCGTTCCCACATTCCGCTCCACGCCCTTTAACCGACAGATCAGCGATTTTATCCTCCGCGTCAATCGGGAGTTCAATTGCTCCACCATTCCCGCCATCGCATGGGGCCGCTATGCCAATCTGGCCAGCCAGCTTGACCGTGGAACTCCCGTCAGCATCGTTGGCCGTATGCAAAGCCGGGATTATACCAAAACCCTTCCGGATGGCACCCACGTTTCCCGCACCACTATGGAGGTCAGCTGCGCCCATGTACAGGTCGTTCAGGAGGGGTGACAGTGTTCATAATCGTGGTCGTTTGTTTACTTTTCAATACTTTTTTGAAAAATGCATTGACATGACCACAATTATGTATTACAATTCATAAATGTAAACAGCAGTTAGCCTTGTTGCTGAATTGTAAACGGAGGTGTAAAAAACGAAAAAGGCTTCCATCCCACAGCCCGTCGGCAGACCTGTCACCGGCAGCGAAGCGAAAAGCCGCATGCTTTCCAGCCGCGCGACCCCAACCACCGTTCGCCAGCTGGAATCCATCCACAAAGCCACGGGCCGCCCCAAAACGGATATTCTCGCTTCCCTCATTCAGGCGGAATATAACCGCTGCTGTCACCCGTAACCAACCTAAAAGTTCCCACCCGCGCGTCATCTCCGCCAAGACACGCCGCACGGGTGGGAATCACAAAGCTCACCCAAACGCAGGAACCACCCAGGCATTCAGGAAAGCATTTTTTATTCTAACATAAATGTCTCCCGAGTGTCAAAGGATAGAAGGAGGTTATCGTAAAAATGTACTACACCAAAGCGGTTGAATCTTATATTCACACCCTCATCTCCGCCAATAAGGCGGAAACCACCATCCAGAATTGTCAGCGTACCCTTCGCTTCTTCGGCGATTTTCTCGCCGAAAACGGCGTCCAGCAGGTGCAGGATATTACCCCCGCTTCCCTGGTCGCCTGGAAGGACGCCATGTCGCAAAAGGTCGCTCCTTCCTCTCTGCGCCTTTACGTCAATCATCTGCATACTTTCTTTGAATTTTGTGCAGATATTGAGTTTATTACCCGTTCTCCCTTCAAAAAAAGCCTTATGTCCGTCGCCGTAAAGGAATCGGATTGCAAGGACACCTCCCGTAACATCCTTTCGGAAAAGGAGTTTCGCATGGTTCTCACCAACCAGTCCCCATCCTTCATGCACAAAAAGTCCTACGCCCGCAACCGGGCTATCCTCACTCTGTTCATCACCTCCGGTATGCGCTGTTCCTCCCTCTGCGCCATCACCCCGGATGATCTGGATTGGGAACAGGGAACCATCCGCGTTCGCAACGCCAAGGGGGGAAAAAACGGCACTGTTCTGTTCTCCGATGTGGCAAAAGCCGCTATTGCTGACTATCTGCATAGCGGCTTTCGCCCCGCTTCCTGCACTGGTTCGGCCCCCCTGTTCGGCTTTGTTGACAAGTCCGGTTTCTGGCTTCCCTTCGCCCGCAACGCCATGAGCAATCTGGTGGAGGCGGCGGCCAGGGGTTTCTCCGGCCATGCCGGGGTTCGCACACACGCCCTGCGCCACACGGCGGCTTCTCTCCTTCGCAAGCGTGGCTTTAACGATGGCGAGGTATCTCTGTTCCTCATGCATTCCGATGGAACCGGCGCTTCCGTCACCAACCGTTATATCGCCCGCGATTACTCCGCTTTGTTTGATAAGGCCAATCGTATCTTCAACCGTATCGCCAACGCGTAAGCCGGGCTTTGCCATACCCAATAACGTATTGAATTGTAAACAAAAATCAGGAAGGATGTTGTTATGGAAAACGCTATCAAGGTATTCTCCAATCCCAAGTTCGGCAATGTGCGCGTCATCGTAAAAGACGGAGAACCGCTGTTCTGCGGGAAAGATGTCACCACATCTTTAGGGTATAAGGATTCAGTAAACGCTCTCAAACAGCATTGCCGTGGGGTGGCAATTTACCACCCCATCGAAGATAGCCTTGGCAGAAAACAAGAAGCTCGCTTTATTTCGGAAGGCGATTTGTACCGTCTGATAGCGCACAGCCAGTTGCCAGACGCGGAACGGTTCGAGTCCTGGGTGTTCGATGAGGTGCTGCCGTCTATCCGCAAGCACGGCGCATACCTTACAGACTCCGCTGCCGAAGCCCTGTTTAACGACCCGGAAACCTTCGCCAAACTGGCTGTTAAGTGGGCGAATGAGCGCAAGGCGCGTATCGCCGCTGAACACACCGTCGCCCGGCAGCAGGAAAAAATCGAAGCCGATGCTCCCAAAGTCCTCTTTGCCGATAGCGTTTCGTCCAGCCAAACCGAAATACTTGTGGGCGAACTGGCGAAAATCCTCAAGCAGAACGGCATGGACATCGGCCAAAACCGCCTGTTCAAGCAACTTCGAGAGGACGGCTACCTTGTTTCCCGTAAGGGCACGGATTATAACATGCCCACCCAAAAGAGTATGGAGCTTGGCCTTATGCGTATCAAGGAAACCACCGTCACCCATGCAGACGGCCACGTCACCATTTCAAAAACGCCCAAGGTTCTGGGCAAAGGCCAGGTGTATTTTGTCAATAAGTACGCCTGTCGCCGCTTGCATTAACCATCTGGCTTTGCCATGCCCGTTTTCGACTGGAATTGTGTACAGAAAGGAGCGTTTCCCTCATGTGGCAAAACCCGTATCGTAAGTTCACCCTTTTCGTCATCGCCTTCCTGCTTCTTACCACCGTGTTTTTCATTTTGTATCACCCCCTGTTCGGTGTGGCTGAAACCCTCTACGTCCGTACCAATGGCGATTACCTGAACGGTCGCTCCCAGCCGGATAAACACGCCGCTGTAGAGGCCCGTTTCGATAACGGCGCTCAGGTGGAATCCGTTTCCGTCTCCGGCGGCTGGGTAGAGGTTGTCGGCGGCGAAACCGGCACCGTCTGGTGCAAGGCGGAATACCTATCCTCTTTCCCGTCAGGCGGCGTTGTATATCGTAATTCCAGCGGCGGCAGGGTATTTATCAGGTCAGAACCGTGTGGGGCTAAAACGGGCCGCGTAGAGGGAAATAAGACGGTTGCCGTGCAAAACGTTGTGGACGGCTGGGGCTATATCGGCACCGGCTGGGTAGACCTTTCCTATTTCAGCAAGGAGGATTGATTCCATGGAGCACCCAACCGAAAACAATACCATTTCACTTGATAAGAATGATTTTGCCGATGTTCTGAACGCTTGTGATGCCGTCGGCTATAACAGAGGTTATAAGGCCGGTTATAAGGAGGCACTTGATAAGGTCAAGTCCCTTCTTCTTAAAAACGCCCTGGGAGGTGTGAATATTGAAGAATAACTTTCTCTATCCCGTATCCGTTTCGGGCACAACCCTCCTGTGCGACAGGGATTTAATCGAACTGGTCCGTCAAAAAGGCGGAGACCAGCTGGCCGAAGTGCTTGCAAATCGCCTTTCACACGAAAAAATCAAGGACCATCTTTTGAATGCTAAGGACTGTATAGAGGCCGTCTATGAATATCTGGATGATTATATTGACGCTCTCGATGCCGTACTTGATCTGGTAGGTGATGAAGAATGAACGACCTAATCAGCCGTGATAAAATCTATGAAGCGGTTTACAGCCTTGCCTGTGCTTCTGCTGGCGTGATTGACGGCATCAGCGAGGATTACGCCTACGGGCTTCTGGAAGCGTCAAATCTGATAGCACAAGCCCCGGCTGTTGATGTGCTTCCGGTTCGCCGCGCCCATTGGATTATGCACCCCTATGGAGCCGAGTGCAGCGATTGTAAAAGAACATTTAGAATACCCATTATGTCCCCGACTGTTATGCCGCCTAAGCCCTGGTGGAGATTCTGTCCATCGTGCGGCGCACAAATTGTTGAAGAAAGCGAAAAGGAGGAACAACCATGCGACTGATTGACGCGGATAAATTGGAGGTCGTCGGCATTTCCGTTCCCGATGGCATGGACGCAGATAGCTTTGCCGCAGGCGCACAGGCCGTTTTGGAACGCCTTGATAAGGCCCCAACGGTGGACGCTGTTCCAATTGCCAACGTCCTTGACAGCAAGGACTTGATTCGCAGAAAGGACGTTCTTTGGATTACCAAGGAAACAGGCGCTATGGAAACGCAAAGCCGGGTACGTGAGCTGCCTGCAATCGATGCAGTACCGGTTACACACTGCAGGGATTGCGAGTTTGCCAAAATAGAAGAGGGGTTCCCCAGACTAAGGTGTTGCGCCATATACAATGCTGCTTTCCCTGCCAATGGATTCTGCAATTTAGGAGTGAAGAAAAAACGATGAAACTTAAACCAGGAGATAAGGTCACAATGAATGATAAGTACTATGTTGCTGAAAAGAACAAGGGCCGTGTGTGGACGGTGCTTTCCGATCCTTTTATGTGCTGTGGAACGCTGGTTGTGAAATTGGAGGGCAAATCAAGTGTGTATGCCGCCGATGGGTTGGATTTGGTAAAGGAGGATGCAAAATGAACTGCAAGCCAATATTGTTCAACACCGAAATGGTGAAAGCCATTCTGGAAGGGAAGAAAACGCAGACGCGTCGTTTGATGAAGCCGCAGCCCACAAAACCAAGATGGAACAATATTGGTTGGCTCGGTTGGGATGACGGGCATGGCAGAAGAATGAAGTCTCCTTGCGAAGCTGGCGATGTTCTGTGGGTTCGGGAGACGTGGAGTATCACGGACAAATGTGGCCTTTATCCAAACTGGCCCAGCAACGGAATTCACTACATGTACAAAGCCGACGATCCGGATTGCAGCGCGGCAAAGGAAGCCCGCTGGTATCCTTCTATCCATATGCCGAAAGAAGCCGCCAGAATCTTTCTGCTGGTAAAGCGTGTGTGGGTGGAGTGTCTGCGGGAAATTTCCGTTGAGAATTGTGCGGCAGAAGGCATATGGGATGATTACAAGGCAAGCAGTGAAAAATATCACGAAAACCTGAAAAAAGCTGCGTACCCGAAAGCCTTTTCCGAATTATGGGACAGCACCATCAAAAAAGACGATTTGCCGGAATACGGCTGGAATGCCAACCCGTGGGTATGGGCAATTGAATTTGAACGTTGCGAAAAGCCGGAAGGGTGGAATTGAAAATGAGCGAAACGCCGAAATGCCCCGGATGCGGCTCTGAAATGAAAGCCGTTGATTTTGGCAGGGAACACTTGAATTTCAGTTTTTTCTGCTATGAATGTGGCTGGGGAAGCCCATTGTGCGATACGGCAGAAGAAGCCCTTTCCGTCGCCCTGCGCCGCGCCGAGCCGGAAATGAGGCCGCTGACGCTGGACGAAATATGGGAAGCAGTTGATGACGACGATTGGAACTTTTTGTGGTTGGAATACAATTTTGCTCCTTACACGTTACAAATTATTCCACGCCATAGATCTAAGGCATACTTCTATTTCCATTCCCCCGTTGCGGATGAAGAGGAAAGGAAAGAATCTACAGTGGAAATCAACAAAGAATGGCGCTGCTGGCCCCGGAAGCCTACCCCGGAGCAGATGGCCGCCGAAAAGTGGGAGGAATGAACAATGGGCGCTAAAACGAAAATCGACTGGTGTGATTCGACATGGAATCCTGTCACGGGCTGCTTGCACGGGTGCGAATACTGCTACGCGCGGAGGATTGCGGATCGGTTTAGGGCGCGAGAAATATATGATCCAGATTGCCAATGCCAACGAAGCCTGATTAACCGCGGGATGCTGAAAGGAACTGGAAAATCGTTAGAGCTTAATTATCCGTGGAAACAAAAAAACAAGGACGGAAGTATAACCAATGCGGCATATCCGTTCGGATTTGAGCCCACCTTCCACCGATACAAGCTGGACGAACCCCAGCGTTGGAAAAAGCCCCGAAACATCTTCGTGTGTAGCATGGCTGATCTGTTCGGCGATTGGGTGCCGGATGAGTGGATCGCGGAGGTGCTCAGGGCGTGCGAGGCTGCGCCGCAGCATCGGTATCTGTTTTTGACAAAGAACCCCGCAAGACTGTGCAAAATGGCGAGCGCTTATAAAATACGGCGCTGGAATGAGAAGCATGAAGGGAATACCCATCCGCAGACGGAGGAATACGCGCAGACGCTCTCCCTGCCCAGTCATTCCAACTGGTGGTTTGGCAGTACGCTGGACAGCAAAAATGCCAGGAGATTTCAGGGGGACAACTACTTTAACACATTTACGAGCATTGAGCCGTTGACAGAGCACATGGCCGTGGGACTTGGTTCTTTTGGATCGGACAAATGGGTGATTATCGGAGCAGAAACGGGCAATCGCAAAGGCAAAATCGCACCAAAACGGGAATGGGTAGAAAACATTGTGGAAGCGGCGCAGATGACGGGAATGAAGGTGTTTATGAAAGAAAGCCTTCGCGGCCTGATGGGCGAGGACTTTCGGCAGGAATTTCCGTGGGAGGAATGAGCATGCTTGAACTTCGCCCTATTACCTACGAAGAAGCAGCGAGGTATGTGGATGAGAATCATCGGCATCATAAGCGCCCGGTTGGCCATAAATTTTCGATAGCCGTTTATGAAAATTCCAGGCTTTGCGGCGTTGCCATGGTTGGCAGGCCGGTAAGCCGATACCTTGATGATAAATCAACGCTAGAAGTAAATCGCCTTTGCACTGATGGAACAAAAAATGCCTGCTCGATGCTCTATTCTGCCTCCTGGCGTGCAGCAAAAGCGCTTGGATATAAAAGAATCGTAACCTATACGCTAAAAAGTGAATCTGGCGCAAGCCTCCGAGCGGCAGGATGGAAATGTGATGGTGAGGCGGGCGGATTGAAATGGAGCGGAGAAAGGTATCATCAGGAATCCCTTTGGCCTGAAGAAAAGAAAATCCGTTGGAGTAAGCAGTAAATGGAGGAATGAGCATGAGTTTTATCGATTGGGAGTTGGAGAATTTTCCGCAGAACTTTGGCAAACTTCGATGCAGCAAAGTAATTGACCGGCAGACGCTGACCCACGTGATCTGCAATATGGACAGCCCAGAAGGCGTGGAACGAGATGTATTTGCGCGTGTCATGAGCGAGGTCGCGAAAACGTTTGATAAAGTTCCGTGGTGTGAGATCGAGCAACGGGGCGAGTGGATCAGCGTTAAGGACAGGCTGCCGGAGTCAGGGGAAAAAGTTATCGCCCAGTTGCAGTCAAAGACATTCCAAAGATGCGGGGCCATTACAATGCTGGCTCATATCGGGGCGCACGAAAAAACAACGGATGATTACGATTGGAGCGACTGCGAATGCGACACCGAATATGATGAAAAAAATGATTGTTACTGGATTGCGGAATGTTGGTACGAAGTAAACGTCATCGATGATAGCCCGAATTGGATTATCGACAGCGATTACAATGTCACCCACTGGATGCCCCTGCCTGAATTGCCGAAGGAGGAATAGACATGCCCTGCATCATGCCGGAACAGCCCTACTGCCCAGCCTGCCCGTTCGGCCATATCACCCCAGATAACGATGACCAGGCTTTCCCGGATGTTCTGTTCGGCAACTGCCATTGGGATTGTCTTTGTACACAAAAAGCATGCGAAGAATGGGCACAGCGTTCCCGAAAGGATGATGTTCAGCCTTGAGAAAGAAAACCTACCCTCCGCTTACAGAAGAACAGAAGCAGCTGGTAGAGGATAACATGAAACTTGTCCCGTATACGCTGGAAAAATGCGCCTGGGCGGTGGACGCCTGTGGCGGCTATGAGGACGCGGTCGCGGATGGGTACTATTCTCTTATACGCGCCGCCATCGCCTACCGACCTAATCAAAAGGTCAGTTTTTCTACCTATGCCTGTAAGGCCCTGCGCCTTCAATGGGCGCAAAGGCTCCAATACCGTACCAAAAAGAAACGGTATGCTGACAAAATGCCCTATAGCTTAGACCGGAAACTGAAAGATGCTGGCGAAGTTGATGATATGACCCTGGGCGATATGATTCCCGGCCCCCTCAACGTCGAAAACGCCGTGAATGAAAAATTTGTTTCCGCACAGGTTTGCCGTTTGGCAAAAGAAAAACTGGCCAAAAGCTCTAAAAATCCGGACCGGGACTACGATATCTGGTATTCCTGCTCCTTCGGTAACTACACAACCCGTGAAAAGGGAAAGCAGTACGGTCTTACCAATACCAGGGTTTGCGAAATTGTAAAAAAGGTCAACACACATATTCAGTCCAGTATGGGAGGCGATTGGCGATTGTAAGGTTAAGCAAGCATTCAGAATTACGAATGAAGCAACGCTGCGGGCTGAATAAACGCTCCCAGCAGCGCATGGCGGATAAGGCGTATCAGCAGGGCATTTCCTTCTTTGAAGCAAAAGGTAAGCTCAAACGCTGGCTTTCGTTGCAGTATTTTAACGGTCAGTGCCGAGCAAACGCCATCAAGGTCTATGGCGATAAGTGCTATATTTTCCGCGATAAAACCCTTATCACCGTTTTGCAAATTCCGCCCAACGTCATGCGCAATAAACTGGCCCAGCGGCCAATGGAAGGGGATGCACTTGATGGAAACATGGTGTAACTTTCTTCTCATGTTGGTTTCAGCGGTCGTGCTTTTCTGCCTGCTGGTGGGGCTGAACCAGTGGCCCTTTATCGTCCTGTATTGGGCCGTTCTCACGTTCAAAAACGCAAAGGCATGGCTTGACCGTAAGCCATAAAGCAATCCCCTGGCGAAATGCCAGGGGACGTTTTGTTATGCGGTTCTTTTCCACACATACACGGCGATGTACGGCGGCATGTTGTTGTGGGCCGCGCCGCCGCCAGTTGCCCGGATGTAGTCTGCGCTCCACCAATTTGCCGAAGGTGCGCCTTTTACACCCGCAACTGCCGTTCCCGTTTCCGCAGAAATGTATTGGATTTCGTGGCTGTGGCTCGGCATTTCCTCCACCGTCAGCGTGTGCGCCGCCTCGCCGCCCGTTGCCCCTGCCGCGTATGTGTCCCCAGCCGCCAGCAGAAAGCGATCTTTCAGCCGCTCCCATGTGCCGCCGAACAGTGCACCAGGGTCGGTTCCGTTCACACTCAGGTAAACGCTTCCAATGGGGTATGTCCGCGCCAGAATGCCCAGCATGTCGCCCCCGCCCGCATCCTCGCTGGTGTCAATCCATATTTCTTCCGTGCCGGTAGGCTCCGTAGACCCCACATACACTTCCGGTTCGCTGGTGCCTCCGCCAGCACTGCCGTTGTTCCCATCGCCCATCATCATCACAATGGCATTGCTCATGCTGCTGTAGGGCATGCATACCCATACGCTGGCTCCCACAACCAGCCTGCTTTTGTCCATCGTGCTCATCACGGGCAAAAAAATCTCGCTGCCGAATGCTTCCTTCACGCCCACCAGGCCGCTGCTGCCATTGTACGCCGTGCTCACCGTCATGCTTTTCATGCGCTGGCAGCTGCGCGTTTGCCGCTCAATTTCCCGCTTTATCAGCGGTTCCAGCGCGTTCCATATTTTCATCGAAGCATTTTCAGGCATTGTCCCATCAGCCTTCCCCAGTCCGCACGTCTTCTTCCGTCAGCGTTTCCGCCTCAAAATACTGGGGCAGGTCGAACACGGCGGATTCAATCAGCGCGTCCAGCACTTCAGCGTCAATTTTCATTCCCTTGCTTTCCAAAAAATTAAGCACATACTGCTTCTTTTCTTCGCCCCGTCCGCTGCCCTTGTACAGCTGTTCCGCCGCCTGCACGGCAATCTTTACCCATAGCTTAATCTGCTCATACTGCTCGCTCGTTGTGCGCTTTTTAATCAGGGGAATCAAAAAGCAGGTAATCAGCGCCACCACCAGGGAACATACGGCCTTTACCACGTCGCTCATGTCAAACATCATTGTTTTTCAGCCTCTCTTTCTTTGTTTTCTATCGTTCTAAAAGAAGGGAAGTTCGTCATCTTCCACTTCGGTATATCCGTCGTTATGCTCATCGCCATCGTTCTTTTTCGCCCGGCTCTGCCCGTTCCCGCTGCTTAAAAATTCCACTTCCTCAGCGGATATGGTCATGGTGTATCGCTTGTTTCCCTCGTCACCGTAGCTTTCCATGTGTACAGGCCCCCGCACCGCTACGGACCGGCCTTTTGACAGGTACTTTTCGCATGCCTCCGCCTGTTTTCTGCTGGTTCGCACGCTAAAAAAGTCGCTCGCCTTGTCTTTTTGCTTGTTGTTTACAGCTACTGTAAAAAAGCACAGTTTCCCGTATTCCCCTTCCCGCACAATGGGGTCTTTGGTCAGGTTGCCTATAATCGTCAGCTGGTTCATAGCCATTCCCTCGCTTTCTTCTCTATGGCCGTTATCCGTTGGATGTTTCGGTTCCGCTCTTTCCCGTCTGCCATTCTTTTACAGACTTTTGAATCTTCATCACGTTTTCTATCGCGGCTTTCGCGTCATACCCGGCAATGCCCACAATGTACAGGGTCTGCCATGCTTCCGCGTATCTGGTTATCTCGTCCGCAATCTCCCTGGCGCATAATATGGCAATCAGGCCGCCTATGTTCATCACCATCGCCAGGGCGATAATGCTCATGGTAATCACATGCCCCCAGGTAAGCACTGTTTTTACAATGTCCGTTTTCATGGACGGTTGTTTTCGTACCGCCATATAAGCGTCACATCCTTGCCGTGGCGCGCTTGTACCGGGCTTGCAGCGTAATCACCGGGCTTGCCATGCTGGCCGGTTTAAATTCCTTTTCCTGCCCATATCCGCCGTATTCCAGCGCCGCTCCCGTGTTCACAAACAGCCTTTCCACACACTGGGCGGACGATGTGCTGGGGCTTGTCCGGTAATAGCGCTGTTTCATAATCATCGGCAGGTGGGTGTGGGCGTGTATGTAGCAGTCTGCGTCCACAATGCTGGCCATGTCTGCCAGCCGTATGGCCTTGGCTCCCTCTTTCCTGCCTCCGCCGCTTCCGTGGGTTACATACAGGGTGTACCATTGCTGCTGGCGCTGGTCCTTGTGCCGCCCGTGCCCGTTTCGCACCCCAAAGCGAAGGAACACAATCACCCCGTCCGGGGCATACCTGTCCTCAACCCCCAATTCCCGGCAAACCAGCCGGGTAATGTCTATGCCGTCGTCCCAGTACGCCCGCTGCTCATGGTTTCCCGCCGTCGCTCCGGCAATCTTGTTCGCGATTGGCTTAAACATCTGGCACAGCGCATCTATCTGCTGCATGGGGCTTAGTTTCTCCCCGTATACGTCCGACACGCCGCCCCGCGTGGCCGTGTTCATCAGGTCGCCGTTCAGTATGGCTATGCCGTATGGGTCGTTTTTCACCTCGTCTATGCGCCTTTGCACTTCCTGCATGTTCGCGTGCGGGTCGCCTATATGTAAGTCACTCAGCGTGTACACATTGCACACAGGCCATTCAGCCGGGCAGTCCATTTTTACGCAGTGCATCGTCAGCCGTCACCTCGTTCTTTCCCGCGGCTTTCATACCGTATGGCTTCGTTCTCAATCCTGAACAGGGTGCATTCTCCCTTTTCAGTCAGGTATTCGCACTTTTCGCAGCAAACCGGAACGTTCCCTTCATACATGTACTGCCCACGCGTAATGCAGCTGTGGCAGTACTTCCCGTCCCTGTGGTCAAAGCTGCACTCTATGCAGTTCATCCGGCTTCCACCGTCGCTTTCTTCATCACTCGCACAATGGTTTCCGCTTCTTCCAGCGTGTCGCAGTACAGGCACACGCAGTATGGGCTGTTTGCGCCGTTTTCAGGCTCGTTAGACGGCTTGTCGGCGCTTGCCCCATCATCTTCTTCGCCATCGCCCGCACCGCTGTCAGACAGCCTTAAAAACTTGCTTAACACATGCCCCTTGTATGTCTTGCCACCGCCCACGTCATCCCACCGAATGTACGCCCAGGTTCCGTCATCACTTTCACACAGCACAGGGTCCCCCTGCGGTATCTTCGCCACAAGGGCGCTGGCCGTGTTCTTCTTGGCTCTCAGGTTAATGGGGCTGTCGTTCCCGTCCGCTTTCAGCACGCAGGTTTTTCCCACAAACTCGCTCATATTCCCACCTCCATCAGGCACATCTTGGTCGGTATCTTGCATGGTTTCTGTGCTGTAAATCACGGCTTTTAAATATCCCGCCCGCCGCCAGGCGTGTATTCCGGTTCCCAGTTTGGTGTCCACCTTCGCAACCGGGCTTGTGGCATTGGGTATTTTCAGCGGGTTTACGCTGGCGCATAGGCCAATGTGGCTGTAGTCCCTCAAATCCCCGTTGTAATATTTCCCACCGGCTTTATACTGGTCGGAGAGGGAATACCCATCTTCTCCCGGCTCTTTGTACTTGAACATCGCCATGCCGGGTTTCAGCCCTTTTGTGCTGCCGTTCAGGTCAAAGCAGTCCCGGCAGTACACCCGCTCAATGCGGTTGCTCCCATGGTAAATGTTTTTACCCGCCGCTCTGTACGCTCTTACAAACGCCCCTGAACAGTCTATGCCGTTTCGGTCATTTGTACCGGGGCTTACGTAGGGCCAGCCTATTATTTCGTCAAACTTCTGTATCATAAACGGTACGGTCAGCTTCTCGGCCACGGTACTTACCTCCTGTCACTTTATGGTTTTCAGTAGAACGGTCAGCGCGGCAGCCGGTTTTTCATCGTAGCAGTAAGCTGTCACCGTCCCGTCATCGGTTGCAATGCGGTTCACGCATCCACACGCCTCCATCACGGTTTCATAATTGCTCGTGGTCACCGCCGATAGGTCAATGTCAGCAATGGGGTAGTCGCTGCTCGCAATCCCGCTCACGGCAACGGTCTGGCTATACGGCTTGCTTCCGCTCCACCCGCCTGCCGTAAATTGCACAATAAGGTTGCTTTTCGCGCAAGCGGCTATGTTATCCCGTGCAATCTTTTTCTGGGCATCCGTAACGGTTTGTTTCTTTTTGTACGAAACCAACCCGTCATTCGTTTCCGCTTGCCCTTCCCACAGCAGTTCCAGCGCTTCCGCAATGCGCTGCATCGTTGTTTCTCTTGGAATGTTCACGGTCGTAGCAGCCATATGGCTTCACCTCGGTTCATTACGCATATACATACATTGCCATTTCAGCTATGCAATCTTCCACAAATTCGTTTCTGTCGGCCACAGCCTGCACCTGGGCTTTCAGCAGCGCGTTTTCCGCTTCCAGCTCCGCGTTGGTTTTCGGTGTGGCGGGCACAGGCCGGGCGGCGTAATCCGCGTCCATTTCCTCCTGGGTGCGCTCCACGGTCTGGCCGTTTTCCAGCTTGTAGCGGTACACGCCCCGCTCATCCATCAGGAGCTTGGGCAGGTAATTTCCTTGGGCGTGGTGGTACTTGTCACCAAGTCCTTCGTCAATCTTTATCCACCCTTCGGTGGAAGATATAAAGGCACTTGAATTGATTTCAATAATTCTGTTGTTTTCGTCTACTTTAACGTAAACCTTGTAATTTTCGATAAAGTCCATTTTACCCCTCCATTTTATAAGTCTGCTGATAATTCTATGCTACCTATAGCATTCCCACTAATTTGATATACTTCTGCATTTTGGATATAAGCAGGACTATCGACGGTTACAAGCGCGGTTGTGGAGTTACCAACTATATCCGCAGGCGTTATGGATTTGACTGGTACGTATTCGCATCCCTTTCCAACAATGCGGAGATTGTTGTAAGATACGGTGGTAAAGCTTCTCATTTGAACTGGCGTTTGAATATTAAATACCCCTTGATTATAACCATTTCCAACACCAATGGCGAATGGTTGATATCCGCTCCTACTATTTTTTAACTTTACATAATATCTCTGGCACTCCGCCAGCTCCGCCGCGTATCCCTTGGGCGTGTAGGGCGGCAGGGTGTCGGCGGTGTAGCTGCCTTCGTATAGGGCGGCCCATTCCACATTGATGGTGTTACCCGGCTGCGCAAACAAATCTACGCCGCAATAGCCGTTGTCAAATTTCTGCAAGCGCAATTCGAATCCGCCTTCAATTTTTACTTTTATTATTCCGCCATTTTCTGTTGGCATGGTGCCGCTGCCACACAGCGGGATTGCTTGATTCAGTATTTTTGCCGCGCAGGTATACGTTTTTCCGCCCATCGTAGTATCGCTTAAATATTGTTTTGTATCGATATTTTCTCCAATTGCTATATAGCCACTATTTATAGCAAGAGGATTTCCGCTCCAAGTATCGATAGCCCATCTATCAATCGTATAGCCGCTTGCCGTATAACTGCTTTGGCCCCTCTGGTTCACCGGATTCGTAAAATCGCTATTATCCAGCAGATTATTCAGCGGCTTATTGCTTCCCAGCCACTCCGTGCTCCCGTCCGCATCCAGCCCCAGCAATACTTCCGTATCGCCGTTCACCACTTTCAGCAGGCGGGTTCCGGCGGCATACATCGCCACACGGTCGGCGGTGTTTTTCCCCGTAAGCTCTGTGGCCGTGATTTCCACCGTTTGGCCTATCGCTGGCAGGGCGTCCATCGTTTCCCACGCGCCGGTTGCCGGATTTTTATATTTCAGTATAGCCATGATTCATCCCTCCTAGGCCGTGCGCTTCCATGCGTAAACTGCGATGTACGGAGGCATGTTGTTGTGGGCAGCACCACCGCCGGTATTATTTGTTGTAAGATTGTAATCGTAACTCGCAGCGTGCTTGGATAAACCGTAATTAGTATTTCCACTCATAGAACCTAACTTGATTTGTGTACTTCTTTCGGTTTCCGTAGAGGTTGGATCTGTCATATCATGCATGTGGCTTGGTATTAACTTGTAGTTTTTGGCTACAGCCAATCGGCATCCCCCACTCCCATCCGGCCTTTCGTTTGTCATTCCCATGGCTGCTTTGTCATGCTGGCCGCCGGAAAGTCGTTTACGCTTACAGCGCTTATGGTCATGCTGCCGATCTGCGCAAGCGGTCTGGTAAATCCCTGTATCAGGTGGCGCTCTATAGGGTAGCCCGCCTTGTCCGCCCGCCGTATTTCCACCAGGTTGTTTTCATGCAGGTGAAACATCTGCGTGCTTTCTATGCTTACGCTTTTCTGCAACACCGTCATGCGTTTCAGCTTAAAAGTGGCATACGCTTCGCATATGTCGTTGGTGTAATACCCCTGTTTGCTCTCCCGGTACGTTTTGCGGCCTATCAGGTTCACATTGGTATCGCTCCTGGGGTCCAGGTTTGTGGCCCGTGCGTTGGCCTGTGGGCTGCTCCCAAGCGCTTCTCCCGTGATGATGATGTCGTTATACATCTCGTCGTTTTTTACCGTGTAGGTAGCGCCTAAAAACTGCTTTTCCGTGGGGGAAAACGTCCACTGCACCGGCTTTTGCACATCCAAAATGTCATCCTGGCTGGCATCCAGCCTGAATCTTCCCGTGGGGTCGTACCCAACCCACCCAACCAGCATGTCGTTCAGCCCGTATATCACGTCGGCCAGGCTGCTTCCATCACTGTCTATCCGCAGCGTATAGGGGGATAGCGTGTTCGCAATCTCCGTCCCGTCCGGCAGCGTGGTTGTCAGTTGGTTGTAGTAGTCCGTAAAAATGGGTTTGGCGTTGTCCACCGGCTGTCCGTTGCCCTTGTCCTCCGCCAGCAGGGAAGAAATCGCCGTAAAAATATCGCTGTTCACCGGCACCTCGTATATGCCGTCCAGCTTCCCGCCAAGGGTGCCGTCCAGGTTGGCCCACTTGTCCACCAGGTTGTAGGTGGCTGTTTTCCCATTCGGGTGTATGGCCTCCTGCGGGTTTTTCACGCAAAACACGCCCTGCGGCAGGTAAAATTCCGTCCCATCCGGTAAAATCAGCCCTTCGGAAAGCCGTATCTGCTGCCCGAACCATACCTTGTTCACATGGTAGTCGTATGTCCCGTCCAGGTTGGCAAGGGTCACCGTGGCGCTCCGCCGCTGTCCGTTTTGCAGGTTTACGCTTAACTCTCCGCTTTGAATAAAGGCGTTGCTTCGCTTGTTCAGCGCATTGTTGTCCAGCACAAAGGCCACGCTTCCGTCCGGCTGCAAAAATTCTATTTTGCATAGCTTCACAAAGTCGCCCTTTAACGCGTTCAGGTATGCCAGGTATCGGTTCATCGCACATCACCACAGCCATTCCGCTTTGCTTGTTTTCCTGCGCCCAGGCAGTTAGCCCGGGCGCAGGAATGGTTCACCGGTCAGCCCTGCTTGCCAGCAGTGCCGCCGTACTCTTCGGGCACCAGCTCCGGCAGGCCGCTGTCAATCAGCACTTCCGCCACGCCCTTTTTCAGGGCATTAGGAACCTGCTCGAAAGTCGTTTTCCCCAGAATCACCCGTTGAGCAAAGAACATCGCCATCATAATGCACCAATCCTTCCCAAATAGAATTTTTATTGCGAACAGCTCTATGGCTGTTTTCGCCTTATGCAGTCGGTTCATCCGCGTACACCACCGTCGCCATTTCGGCTATACAGTCCTCCACAAATTCTCCCCGGTCGCTCAGTGCCTGTACCTGCGCTTTCAGCAGTGGAATTTCGTCTACCATGGTTTTCAGTTCGCTCTGCGTCTGTTCCAATGCGCTCACAACCTTTTCTCCGTTTCTGTAGAAGTTTTCCCCATCCCAGGTATCGCCAATGGCTACCGGCAGGTCGCCCATCGCCACGGCGTTGGGAAAATCGTCCGCATTGGTATACGATAGCCAGATGATATTGGTTACAATGCCGTTTTCAATCAGCGCGTAATTCATCTTTTCCCCTCCTTACCTGTGGTTGCGGATGACGATAATGCCGCTGCCTCCGGAAAAGCCTTGGCCGTTCGGGCTGCCACCCGCGCCACCACCGGTATTTGCTGAAGCAGAGTGTTGTCCACCCGCGCCGCCTCCCGCACCGCCAGTGCCTATGTGAGACCAATCGTCACTACTAAAACCGCCGCCGCCGCCAGAATACAGCGTGCCAGATGCTTCTCCAAATTCACGAGTTGTAGTTCCTTGACCTTTTGTGCCATTTGCGCCACCCGGGCCGCCATCAGAACCACCATTACCTCCATCTGCGCCGCCACCGCCAGAGCCGCGCCCGTGTGCCCCGCCCAAACCTGTTACCAATGAGCCAAAAGTAGTGTTTCCGCCCTGAGCATTTTCAGGCCCAGTGCCGCCAGCACCAATAGCGAGAGGGTAAGAGGTATTAGCTGACGCGGCAATTGTAGTTGTTTTTGTCCCGCCACCATTGCCACCAACATTATAGTAATTCCCCTGCCCGCCTCCGACACAGAATACATCAATGCTGCTGGCATTTCCAAGATATGAAAATGTTAATGTGCCGGAAGTTAAAAACTTTATACGCCATTGGAAATTACCATCATCAATAAATGAATGTGCTCCTGTATAACTGTACACCGGTTTCCAATCTTTCACCGTCAGGGTCGCCACACGGCTGGTCACCGTTCCCGCCTTGTTGGTTACCTCGCAGTAAACGGTCGTTGTGGCAGCCGCTGTCAGTCCCGTCAGGTTCAGGGTAGCACCCGTGGTCCCGCTCACCAGATTGCCGCCCTTGTACCATTTGTAAGTGTATTCCGCCGGGTTTCCCGGTTCCGTAATCTGCACACTGAAAACTGCCGACCCGTTAGCGGACGCTACAACGGTCACATCCTGCGGGTAGCTCGCGTTCAGTACCGGCAGTTTGTATACGCTGCCGCCACGCCGTACCAGTAAACATTCTCCCATTTAGTTCACCACCTTGATGATAATCGGTATGTTCACCGTTGGTTTTTCGTCGTAGCAATATCCTGTAATCGTTCCACTGGCGGTGGATATTCTGCCTACCATGGCCCATGCTTCCACCAGCGCGTCTCCGCTTGCCTGTGTCGCGGCCCCGTCCATGTTCACGTCCACCAGCGGATAGTCCGTGGATAGAATGTCCGGTACGGAAACGGTTTGTGTGTAGGGTACGGACGCGCTCCACCCGGACGCGGGGAATGTCGCCTGGTACGTTCCTACCACAGCATTCTTCACCGTAAACGTGGCTGTCTGGTTGTTGCCAAAGGTCATGGTGTAGGTGTCCAGACTGCCTACCGTGCTGGTTTTTACAATGCTCTGTATGCCTTCGCCATTCGTTACTGTAAATGTGCCCGTTGTTCCGTCGCTGTAGTTTATGGTGTAGGTATCTACCGTCCCGGCTGTCCCGGTTTTCACAATGCTTACAATACCGTTCCCGTTCGTCACAATAAACGTGTCGGTGTGGGTGGTGTCGTCGTAGTAAATGGTGTAGGTGTCCAGGTTTTTATCCGTTCCGGTCTTTTCAATTCGGGTAATGCCGCTTCCCCGCTTGCTGAACAGCGCCCAATAGTTTTCCCATCCGTTCGTTACCCCCGGCGAAACGTTCGCAACGTTGTCGCTTTTGCTCACATAGCACTGTCCGTCCGCACCTATCACCGCCGTCAGTTTTTGGTAAACGGCGTTTGGGTTGTACTCCCCACCAAGGGTAATGGCTACCTTGCCTAGAACCGTGCTGGCCATCCCTTACCCCTCTTTCTTTTCATATACACAAGAAATGTTCTCGTTGCTGTGCCGAATCCGCATCTCACGGCAGTACAGGTACATCCCATCCCTGCGCAAAACCCGGTATTCCTTCCCGTCTTTCATGCGCACATACGTCTGGCTTTCGCTTCTCTCCGCGTTCTCCACGGCCTTTGGTTCGGTAAAAGAAACGCCCTCGTTTTCTTTCTTTTTCCTGTTTTCGTGGGGCCTTGTCCTGGCGTTCTGTTTCCTATCTTCCATGCTTGTCCGCTCCTATCTGCTACTGCTCGGCAATCAGCAGGTTTTGTTTGGTAATGTACATATCCGCCATGGCGGTTTCCGTACTGTCAAAGTCCTGTATCAGCTTGCTGCCTGTGTCAATGGTCAGCACGCTTCCCCGGTTCTTTTCCAGGTAGTCGTCCTCATGCACCCACATCAGCTCGCCTGTCGCCACGTCAATGTATACCGTGGTGTCCAGTATGGCGTCGTAAGGCCACAGCGGGTCCTCGTCCGTCATCACCACGCCTATTCCGTCCATCGCGCCAACTTCTACCCACGGAAAGTCCATCGTTACCGCCTGGTTCGGCCACTTGTCCTCAATTTTCATGCCAATGGGGCCGCTGGGTCGTATCCGGCGCAGGTTTCCTTTCCTGTCCCGCAGGAATAAGGCGTATTCCGTGTTGGATAGGGCCATAATTTCATCTGCCAGCGCCGCCGTATCGGTGTACAGGTTGGTTGTGCTGTCCACCTTGCCTATCAGCGCTTTCAGCGTGCCTGTTCGGTATCGCACGGTTTCAGGCATCCAGCTGGGGTATTGGGTAAAGTTTTTCTGCACGCCGGGGTTGTTGTTGTTCTTTTCCTCGCTCGTCTCCACGTTGCATCCAAAGGCAAATACCTGCTGCGGGTGGTACGTCCCGTTTTCGTCCGCCTTTGCCGCAATCAAAATGTCGTTCCACCGGCATGGGGTAATGGGATTGCTCACCATGGGGCTTCGGGTGTAGGTGGTCGCGTCCGTGTACCATAGCTGGTAGCTGTATTCGTGGTTGTTTTTGGCGCTGTAGTCTATCGCGCCGGTCTGGCTTACCGCCAGGTCAATCAGGTGGGTGTATTCGTTGGTCTCGGCATCCAGCCGGTATAGGGAATAGCCTGTCGTGTCCAGGTTTCCCGCGTTCAGCCCGTCCTCAAACGTAGCCATAAAATAGGTGCTTTCATCCCATGCGGGTTCGTAATGGCTCGTCGTCAGAATGCTGTTGATTGTTTCGCTGGAAAGTTGGCCCTTTTCCACCCATAAATAGTCGCATTGCTGCTGGCCGGATAAGCGAATGGTTTCAATGGCGCTTTGTGTGTGAGCAATATCGGCGTTCCAGGTGGTTATGGCGTCCCCGTCGTATTTGGCGTAAAACTTTTCCGGTGTTATCATAAATACCCAGTTCCCGTCAAGGGTTACGCCTTCTCCCGATAGGGCCACGGTCGCCACCGCTTCTCCATCCGCCGAGAAAACCGCGCTCAGGCCCCCGCTGTCGCTGGTAACGCTCAGGCTTATTTCCTGCGTCGTCGTCGCCATGGAAAAAAGCGGCGTCGCGTTTGCGCTGTCTTTCGGGTTACCGGCCCATACAACGCAGTACGGGGCAGAAAGCAGCAGCGGGTTGTCGTTAATGGTTTCCCAGGATACTTCCGCACCGCTCCCCAGGGTTAAAACGCCGTTTTCAATGGAGTATTCTCCGTTTGCTTTGCCTATGGTGCTTCTGGCGCTGGGCCAGCTGATGTTCACGCCGTTCCATCCGCATTTCTGCACAGCTACCAAATCGCCCGTCTGGGTGGATATGGGGTAGGACGGGTACACGCTTACCCATCCACTGTCCGCCGTCTGGCCTTTTTGCGTGCCTACCTGTACTCTCACGGCATAAATGCTTCCGGTAAACATACCATCATAAGTATATGCAAGTTCGCTGGTTCCATAAATGTTTCCGGTGTCATTCAGTATTTTGTTTCCGCTGCTCTGGTCGGCAAACTGCCAGCGCACCCATTCAATCTGGTCGCCCTCCGCCTGGCTGTAGCTAGCGGTAAACGTGTATAGCCTTGCCCGCAGCGGGTCCGGAATGGCGTCAATGGTCAGGTTGGGGGGCGAATAGGCTTCTATCACGCTGGCGCTGCTCTGCGTCACGCTTTCCTCGTCCGTAGCGCCCCACCATTGCGTAATTACCATCTTGTAGGTCCCGCCGTTGGTAATCTTCGCCCCGGCAAGGTCGCTTGCGGTTATTTTATTGGCCGCAAAAAACGCCACATCACCGTTGGCTTTCACCCCGTAAAAGGGGGCCGCAAGGGTCACCTTCCCCGTGGTGTACAGTTGCGTGCTGGCGTTGCCGTCCGCCTGTATCACAATTCGGTACGCCAGCATGTAGGGGCTTCCGTTCACCTGCCAGCTCACATTCAGCCCGGCGGTCGCGTCAAACACAGCCCCGCCAACGCCCGCAAAGGCGCTGGGGGTTATGTTTGTCGGCTGTTGTAATGCCATATGGTTTCACCATCCTTCTTTACTGGCCCGCGTAAATGCCCAGGTCGCTGATAAGGTCGCTGATGGTCATGGTCTTAAAATCGCCGCTGATGGTTATGCCGTTCACAACCAGCGTCGTGCCATTGTTATTCACAATGTTGTTCTGCGCCTGCGTGACCGTCTGCGTGCTGCTCGCATTGGAAGAATCAAAGGCTCCAAACTGTATGCCGTATTCACGGTACAGGGCTTCCTGTATGGCCTTCGCCGCTTCCTTGGTAAAGGGGGCCGTGGTTTCACCGGTTTTGGTCTGGCTCAGGCTGTCACCGGCGTTCCCCTGCGCCTTGCTCACAATGTCCCGTACCGCCTGGTTTTCTTCGCCGCTGCCCCCTATGTTGTTCAGGGCGTCGCTTAAGTTCCCTTCCGGTTTGGTATAGGGCATTTCCGCCTCGGCCCACTGTTCCTCAATGGCCGCCAGCTTTCGTTCCAGTTCTTTCTGCTGCTTTTCCAGCGGCTCCATGGCCGCTTCGTAGTAGTCCTCAAGGGCCTGCAACTGCTGTTCCAGCTCGTATATGCGGTCCTCGTTTGCCGTCTGCTGCTCTTCTATAGCGTCCAGCTGCTTTTGGTACGCGCCTTCAATCTCGTCCACCTGACGTTCCAGGGCTTTGATCTGCATGTCGTACTGGAAGTCAGCCAGGTCCTTTTCAGCGTCCGCAAGCGCGTCCTGCGCGTCCTTCACCCGCCCCTTGTCGGCCATCCATTCCCATTGGCCCTTCTGGGTGTTAAAGTAGCGAATGGTGCGCTCGTTCTGGGCGTTTTGCAGCTCGTTTCGGGCTTCCTCAACCGCTTTCTGCTTCTCGGCCAGTTCCAGCTGCTCGTCCTGTATGTCCTTGGCCTTCTCCATGGCGTCTATCTGGTCGTTCAGCGGTTTGGTCAGTTTGTCCCGCTCCCGTTCCAGAAGGGTCGCTTGCCTGTCCAGCTGGTCGTTCGCCCGGTCCAGCGCGTCAACCTCTTTGTCCAGCGGCTCTTTCAGGTCGTCCCAGTCGTTTTTTATCAGTTCCAGCCGGTAATCCAGCCGGTCTATGGCACGGTTGGCTTCGTCGGTAGCCCTCTTGTAGTAATCTTCAACAATTTTCCACCAGTCGGGCGTTTCTTCTTCTTCCTCGCTGCTGGATGCTTTGCCGCTTCCTTTACCACCGCCGCCTTTGCCATTCAGTTTTGGCCCGCTCGGTACGGTTATGCTTGTTCCCCAGTTGCTTCTTTTCGCACTACCTATAACGCTTCCGGCTGCCTTGCTGGCAATGCCTTCTTCGCCCATCTTTTGCCCCTGCAAAAGGGCTTCTGTTTCCAAATGGTTGTATACAATAGCGCCCTTTTTCAGGTTTACAATGGTGGGTTTGCCGCCCCCGGCGATAAAGGCTTTGCCGTCCTGGGCAATCAGTTCCGGGCCTAACTCGTTTACCAGCGTTGGGCCTGCGTCGGCATCGTCTGTACCAGCAGCATGGGCCGCTGAAAAGAACGTAGCCGGAAGCCCGCCACCCTTTACATTGGCAATGACGTTGACCGTTACCGTGCGCCCGTCCAATGCGTCCATCTGCCCTGATATGGTCGCAAGCGGGCCGCTTGCCTGGTCGTTTAACGTAGCTGTAGGGTTAATGGTTGTGTCGTTGGCGGCCTGCGCTTCTTCTACAAATTTTTGTATCGTGGATTCTGCGTCCGCACTGTCCACGTCCATTTCCAGCTTAAAGCCGGAATCTTCCTTGCCCAGCTTGGCAATGTCATCCTGTATTTCTTTTACGCTTTTTCCGGCCTTTGCGGCTTCCTTGGCGTAATCGGTAAATTTTACCTTCTTCACGCCGTTTTCCGTTGTCGATACGGCGTTTGCCAGGTCTTTAAAGCTCGTTTCGGCGGTTTTGTTCCCTTCCACCGTGCTTTTTGGGTCGTATTCCGCCATTTCGCCCATCAGTGCCCGCCAGAAGGTTTCGCTAAGACCCGTCGCTTCCGCCAGTTTTCCCAGGTCGTCCGCAGTAATTTTTACGCCGTCTCCAACCTTTTTAAAGGTGGCAACAACGTTCCCGCCCGCGTCCTTTATTTCGCTAAAGTTCTTGGCTAGGAAGTCGGCTGCCTCCGCGCCATCCTTTGCGTTCAGCAGGCCGCTTGCCAGTTTCCCGCTCAAAAATTCGCCGTATGCCTCATAATCGTACCCCAGTTCGCTTTTCTTGCTGGGGTCAATCAGGTAATCGGCCATGGTCTTAAACTGGTTGGTGTTTACCTTGCCTTCGCTGTACTTGCCCATTCCGCTTTTGTACATGCCCTGTATATCGCGGAACAGGTCGCCGCTCTCACCCTGGCTGTTCATTTCTTTCAGCAGGTCGGAAAGAGCGCTTTTGGCTTCGTTCAGGGAGGATGTAAAGGCGTCTACGCCGGATGTGTCAAAGTCGGGCGATATTTCTTCGTCAGCCTGTTTTTTTAGCTCCTGGTGTTCCTCCAGGTACTTTTCTTCCTCATTCAAACGTTTTTTCAGGTCTTCGGCTGATGCCCACCATCCATCGCCCATATCTTCCATGGCGATAGCGCCTTCGCCGAACGTGTCGTTCAGTTTCTTTTGCGTCTCGTCGGATATTTTCTGGTTCGCCGTCAGCTCGCCCAGGGCCGTGTTTAAAAGGGCAATTCTCTGCCGCGCCGCTTCTATGTTCTTCGCATATTCGTTGGACCGTTGCGCAGCGTCCGACATCTCAGCGTTATACTGTTGGGTCAGACCAAGCGCGTCTTGCAGGTGCAAACTGGAATAAGCAAACATTTGCCATGCCGCAACAATTTTCTTTTCGTCGTCGGTCATGGTGGTAAAGTCCAAATCACCGTTGGAATCCGTATGTGCTTTCGCAATGCTGTCATAGGAATCTTGCAGTGCCTTTTTGCCGGTTTCCAAAATCTCGATTTGCTCTTTTAATCTTCCCTCAATGTTCTCGCTCTCTTGACGGAATCGGTTTGCATAATCCTGGTAAACCTCTGCTGAATCATAATCTCCGGCGTTGGCAGCATCTTTTGCCAGGTGCGAATATCTTTGCACATACTCGTTCAGCACGCGGTAATCCGCTGTAAGCTGCCCAATTTGCTGGTCACTCTTGGACGTTGCATCGCTGATAAGCGCTTCTGCCGCCGCAAACTCGCCTTCTGTTTCCCTTATGCTGGACAGATATTCTCTTAAATTTTTCGCATGTTCATTAACGCTGCCCTCATCGGCATATTCGTATTTTTCGGCCACTTGCGCCTGCGCAAGGGCCGCTTCTTTTTGCGCGTTCTCGGTTTTCCATTCCTGAATGCTCTGCTGTAGCAGTAACTCTTTTGTAACTTCTTTTAATTTGTCCAGTTCCGCCTGCTCAACCAGGGTCAGCGTTCCTTGGCCTTCCAGTTCGTTAATCCGCTCAACTGTTGTGGCAAGTTCGCTGTTAATATCTTCCAGCTTTCCCTTTTCCGTGTCGTAGTTCTTTTGCGCCTGTGCAGCCAGGTCGTTTAGCTTGTCCAGGCTGGGGAACAGTTCGTTATATCCCGCCACCAGCAGCGAAATGCCTGCCACAGCAGCGCCAATCCAGCCAAACGTTCCCAGCCCTTTTAGCCTGCTAAAGGCCGTGCCAATCATGTCTATGGCTTTGGCTATGGCCGTCAGCCCCGTAGCAACGGCAGCGCCTTGCAGTACGGCTTTTCCACCAGCTGTATCAAGAAGATTGACAATGCTCGTAAGGCCATCTAACCCGCCCTTGATAACCTTTGTATCAAGCAGGTCATTCATCAGCTTGGTCACGGAGTTGCTTAAAATCTCGCTTTTCCGCGTCCAGCTGTCCATGGCGTTGCTTACTTCCTTGTCCGCACTACCGGCGGCAGCGCCGAAGGACGTAAGCATATCCTTATACATGTCCCAGTTCTGGATAATGGCAAGCAGCTGGCTCGTTCGCAGTTTGCCGCCAATGTCGCTCACCATGGACATAAGCTCCTGCTCGGTCAAAAGGCCGTCCTTCATGGACTGGGCCAGACCGCCAATGGCTTCCATGGGGTTAATAACATCGCCGGTAGCCTTAGCCGCTTCCACAGCCGCGGGGGCGTACTTCACCAGCACGTCGTGTAGACCCTCAATCTCGCCAGCCGTCCAGGTAGCGCCGTCCGCGATTTCCGTTTTGGTGTCGCCAATAATGTTCAAAAACAGGGCGCGAAGTGCCGTCGCCGCTTCTTCGCCGCTGCGCTGGGTAACGGCGGTAATCGTACCAATGGCGGCGGATAGTTCGTCCACGCCCACATGGGCCTGCGCGGCAATAGGCGCAATCTTGCCAAGACCGGTACTGATTTTCCCGATACTGGTCGCAAAGTTGTTGTCTATTTCGTTCATGCCGTCCAGCACGGCGCTCAGTTTTTCCACGCTTCCCTGGTACTGATAGGCCGTGTCCACGGAAAGAAGCATCTGCGTGGCCACGTTCTGGCTCACGTCGCCCACCAGCTGGGTCTTTACGGCCAGTTCGCCCAGGTCACCCGCCAGTTCCTTGTAACCGGCGCGGGTAAAGTCGGCCACGGCGCTCAAATAATCGCTCGCCTTCATGCCGTACTGACTGCCCACGTTGTATGCCCGGTCGTTCAGGCTTTTCAGTTCCGCATCCGTGGCGTTGGCAACCTTGCGCACCGTTACCAGTTCGTCGTCTACGGCCTTCATTTCTGTCAAAGAGGACCGTATCTCGCTGGTAATGGCCTGGAATGCTTTTATTTTCAGCATGTTCGCAAGGCTTATGCTGATTTTTCCTATCGTTCCTTCGGTTTGGGCAAGCGCGTTATGAACCGTTCTCGCACCCTGCGTAACGCCGGTTGTATCTACGCCTACCCTTAGCTTTGTTTCCTTGCCTCCCAGTTCCGCCACTTTCTTGTCTATTTCTTTAAGACCGGCCGTGGCCTGGTCGTTCAGGGAAACATTAAGAATCAGTTCTGCCACTCATCTCACCCCGCTCAAATGCTGGAAAGAATTTGCTGTATCATCGGTTCGGCGTCCTCCGCCGTGTTCTGCTCCGCCTGCGCAAAGTACGGGCGGGGAAATGGTTGCAAACGGTAAATGCGGCTGCCATCCCAGGTGTAGCCAACACCGCTTTCCACCACGCCTACCTCGTGCCGGTTGTCCGATACTGTCAGCGTCAAATCTCCAGGCGTAACCTCGTACATGTCCCTGTCCGCAATACCGCCAGCCGTTCCACGGCGCACATACTCCGTCGGCGTGTATCTTGGGTACACCGCCGCTTCTACCATGTAGGCAATCTCGTTTTTCGCCATTTCCGCTATTTCACCGGCCAGCGCCTGGTTTACAAGGCTTCTGGCCTGGTTCACAATCGCGGTTCCTTCGCTCAGCAAGCTCACGCAAAAACGCTCCTTTCCTAAGAAAAAAGGGGCTATTCAAAAGAAACAGCGCTTGTATTCCCTTTGAATAGCCCCTCGTAAAGAGGGGCACGCGCCCGTCAGGACGCGGTTACGGTCACGGTCGCCGTGGTCTTAATGGCCGTATTGCTCTTTAGCGTAACGGTCACTTCCGTATCACCGGCAGCCACACCGCTCACCACACCGGCGTCGCTCACGGTGGCGTACTGCTGTCCGTCGGAAGGAATGCTGTAGGTGCATTCACTGTAGTCGGGCTGGTACAGGGTGTTGTCAGGCATCACATACATAAAGGGAATGGCAAGCTGCGCGTCCTTTGCCAGGGTCATACCTCCGCCAATCACGGCCAGACCCTTTACAGACGCTGTAGAACCGGTCAGCGGCACATACAGCACCTGGGCCAGCTTGGACGCGGCGCAGTCGGCGCACACACCCTGTGCGGCGGCTTCATCATAGGTCAGGGCCGTACCGCTCAGGTCGGTGGTGCCAGATGTGGTCTGGTCGCCGGTAACGTCTGCCTTTCCACTAAACTGCATCCGGGGAACAATGATGTACAGGTCGCCCACATGGGTTCCATTCATGGCGTTGGCGGCTCCGGTGGCGCTGTACACGGCCATCTGGGTGGTAACGTGGTAGATGCCGGGGGCAAACACGCTGCTCACGTTAAAGTATTCAGCGCTGGCTTCCTGCGCAAAGTATGTTACGGTGTAATTCTTGCCCGCGGTCGCGGTAAACCCGACCACGTTCTTGTTTTCGTCAATGGTGTACGTCTCGCCGGAGGCGTTGGTCGCACCGGCTTCCACCACGTTGCAAATGGCGGTCTGGTAGCCAAATGGCGCGGCGGCGGCCTTGGTCACCGTCAACTGTGTTCCGTTGGCGGTCACAACCTCGCATACGGGGGCAACGCCGTTGTACGCCACGTTCGTACCCACGTTCATGGCACGCATGTTCATGTTAAAGTCGGCAGCCACCATGTTCAGGTTCAGGGCGCAGTTGTGGGGAATGTTGATAACGGTCGTGTTGCCGATGCCCGCCTGAATCGCACCCATGTCGCAGGTCGTCTGCATCTGGTTGGTCTGTACCTTGGTTCCCTGGTACTTCACGTCGCCGTTCGCAATGTCGCGCACAACCACGTTGCAGGTGCCTTTCAGGTACAGGTAGTTGTTCATCAAATTAACCATTTATTTTCAGCTCCTTTTCTCTCAGGAAGGTTTGTTCGCCGGTACGTTTGCGTTCATGCCGGTTCGCTCGCTAAATCCGCTCAGGCTCTCCATATGGTGCCCCTGCCGTTCACGGTCAAAGCACCAGCTGGGGCACGGGTTGCCGCCCTTGTACTTGCCTCCTGCGGCTTCCGTCTGTGCGCATATGGCAAATCGTTTGTCACGGTCTATGGCTCGCCGCATGGCTTCAAATTCCCGTATGCTCCACTGCGCCATTTCGCTTGCCCTCACATGGAATTGGTAGGCGACGCTTGCCAGCATGTCGTTTATATCCATTTTTAGCGGCACGCTGTTTTGTTCCGCAATGTCGTTTTCCGCTTCCACCAGTTCCGGGTTCTGCGCTTCATCCGGCAATTCGGCTCCGTTTTGCCTCGCAATCGCCATGCGAAATTTCGCAAATTGGCTTGGTTCAATTCGGAAGGTAAGTGCCGGGCTTTGGCACACAATGGCCGTCAGCTTCCGCATGTCCTCGCTGTCGCACCGTATCTCAAAGGTTTCCACGGGCTGCTGCGTAGCCATGGCAAGCAGTCTAGCAATCTGCGCCATAAACCCGGTAGCGCCTTTTGTGTCAAAGTCCATCGCGTACAGGGCGCTCAGGTATGGCATAATCGCGTAAGCGGCAGGGAGCGTTTTTTGCCTCACGGTCAACGCCCGCTTGCAATCAAGCCATTCCATGTAGCGTTCCATGCGTATGGGGTGCAGTGGTATTCCGTTTACCTCAATGGGCTGCTCGTCCCATATCAGCCGGTTATCTGAAATGCCTTGGCTCAATGATTTTCCTCTCCTTTGGCAGTTCATTTATGCAAAGCAAAAGGCCGCAACCGGCGTTTTGCCGTTTGCAGCCTTTTCTGCCTTCCCGCAAACCTTTTTCTGCGGGGAAGAATAGGGGATATTGGGTTATGTAAAGGGAATGGGCGTTATTGCGTCAGCCGACCGATAGCGTCCGCGCCTTTCTGGTTGTACCGCCAGGTTTCTACTTCCTTGTCGCAGTACGGGCTTTTGTCCAGCCGCAAACTTCCGTACTCGCTTGTTTTCAGCCCGTTCTGGTTCGCCAGTCTGCCCACCATCTGTGCGCTGATACCGTACATGTCCCCAACTTCTTTGGCGCTGTACGTCTTTTCCACTTGCGGCAGCGGCAGCACCATTTGTCCGCCGTTCAGCACTTGCGTTCCATACGCGGCGCAAATCTGTTTGTGTTCCGGCGTGTTCAGCATGTCGCTGAATTTCGCCCACAAGGCGGCCTGCCTTGCGTTGGCGTTCTTTAGCGCTGCTTCCGCTTTCATCCGCTGTATCGTAAACTTTTCGTCCGCATCCAGCTTTTCACCCTTGATGAATTTTTCCATCGTGTTAAACTGCTGCACATAGGCCGCTGTGAACAGTACGCCCTTCTCGCCGGTCAGCTTATTGGCAACCATCTCGCACCCTTGCTTCGTCAGAAGGTAGCAGGGACGAGTTTCACCTTTGGGGTCTACATAGGTGCTCGGAATGAAGAAATCAACCGCCCCAAATTTGGGGGCGTTAGGCACAGCAACGGTTTCAGCACTTTTCTCAATGGCGGCAGCATATCCCTGTATGTCCCTCATAAGGTGGTCATGCCGCTTGCCAATCATGTTAGCTACTTCTCTGCTGTCGGCTACCAGGGTTCCGTTGTGGTTGGTAATGGTCAGCTCGCTAATCAAATTTTCAGCCTCCATTTCGTATATTCAAGGGTCGTCTGTCGGCTTATTGGCTTCGGTTATCGGCTCGTCCCGCTCAACCGCATTTTCATAATCTTCTATGGCCGTCATCAGCGTGTCGGATATTCCGTCTGCCACCATGGAAATGAGGGCAAACTCGCTGCTGTCAGGGCCGCTTATCTGGTCTGCGTACCGTGCCAAAACCGTAGCCATCGCCATTGCATTGTTGATTCGTTCATAGAATCGGTCTTCTTCCACAGGGCTTACCGTGAAGCTCTCACAGGCAGAGGGCATCTCCAACGTCGGAATCATCTTTCGTTTCTCCTTTTGCTTGTAAAAGTACTTTTGTGGCTTGACCAAAGGCGGCAGGCATGGTAAGATTTACTTGCTGGCCTTTGGTCTGTGCAATAGGGTAATGGGCTTTGTCTGCTAAAACGTGGGCCCGTTATCCTATTTCTTTTGGGCTTCCTCGTACTCTCGCTCAATCGCCTTGCGGATGACTTCGGAAATGGTTTCGTTCCGCAGCTCCGCCAGTTTGTGAAGTTTCTGAACGGTTTCATCGTCCAGTCTGACACCGATTCGCCATTGCTTTGAGTTTTCGAGCTTCGGTCGCCCCGTTCGCGGGGACATTGCTTTCACCTCACTTTCTGTTCGACGTTATATTACTATGCGTCGAACAGAAAGTCAATAGGTTTTGCAAAAAATGTCACATTTTATTTTGTGCCATTACAAGCTGTCAGTTCCTTACATACTTTTCCCTCTACTTTGTAGGTATCAGGTAATGAAGAAATCCTGAAAACGGAATTTTCCGTTCTCTAAAAATCCCTTGTAATTGCTGATTTTTTCAAGTAAATCAGCATGACGCATACCAACCATTTCTGCCACTTCGCGGCTGTCAACAACCAAAGTACCATCTTGGTTTATAACCTTAAGCTCTTTCATCTGCTTTATCCTCCATCATATTTTTCCAGGATAATCGCGTTGCAACAGGTCAACTGTTTTGCTTCAAGTGCTGGTAGAACATTTCCATTCCTTCTCTAAACACTTCCGCCTTTTGCTTTCCCGATAAAGAGCTGCACTCGTTCAGTTTCGTCAAATCATCAATGCTCATCCGCAAACGGTATTGATAGATTTTCGGTTTCTCTGATGCGGGTCTGCCACGTTTTTTAGCCATCTGGCTACCTCCCTTTTTAAGGTTATCCGGTTATAGTATAGAAAAAATGTCTGGAATTGATAACGGAAAAGGGAGGTATTTGTCGAAAATTTTTTATTGCCCGTATGCCGTACTACCCATCACCGTCAGCCCCATGGTCAGCCGGTAGCCCACGTTGGTAATCTCGTCGTTAATGGGCTGTATGCTGGCGTCCGCGTGCTCGTACCGGTTAAAGGTAAACGTCCCTACCCCCGCGCCCATGTTTACGCCGCTCAGCGCCCTTTGTGCCAAACAGGCCATGGCGTAGGTTCGGCTCAGGTCAATGGTCTTTGTGTTGGAATCGTAATCGCCGTTGGTTAAAAAGTCTATAACCACGCTGGCCTTGGCCGTCTGGCTGTCGGTTGGTATCACACGCCCCATGTAAATGCGCATGGTGGTCACGCCGTGGGTCTGTGCCTGGCTTACAAGCTGCTGGGTGAAGATGCGGTAGTTCTTTTCCGTAGGCGGCTTGTCGGGGCTGTTGGGGTTGTATACAATGCTTTGCTTTTCTTCCACAGTGGGCAGCGTTTCCGCTAACGGATTTTCCCCATCGTAGTACAGGTATTTCATCAGGCAGCAACGGTAGCTTTCGTTGTTGTCCGGAGGCGTATAGCCCGGCCCCGGCATATCCATCAGGTAGTCCCGCACCATCTTTGGCACTTTTTCCAGTTCAGGAAGGGAACCGTAGTCCTGTACCCGTTCATAGGGGTGGTACTGAATCGCCGGGTCAAGCATTCTTCTGCCCTTCGCCCTTCTCCGCAATTTCAAGCTGCTCACGCAGTTTTTCACGGGCCTTGTCCAGGTTTTTCAGCTTCTCGCTTACCGCGTCCATCTGCGCCAGCGTCTTTTTGGCGGCTGCAATCTTTTCTTCCTGCGTCTGTGGTTCGCTTGCTTTTTCCTTCTCCGCACGTTCACGCGCATGGGCAATCATCGGCTCAATGGCACCGTTCACCTCTGCGGTCACCGCGTGGTTAAAGGCGTCCATCAGCCGCCATACCGGGTCGTTGTTGTGACCCAGAATGGTTTCGACCTCGTTGGCAAGCAGCCAGCGCATTTCCTTGTAGTCGTACATCAGGTCGAAAATGGTCTCGGTCAGGTCCTTGTCCTTTTTCAGCCGCTCCAACTGGTTCATTACATGGCTTCCGGCCCACTTGTCGTAAACATTGGCTGGCATCTGCAAATGGCGGTATCCGTCCCGCACTTCATCTCCGTCATACGGCATGCGCAGGTATTCGTGCGCCAAAATGCCCATCAGAAACAGGTTGGTCAGGCACTTCACTTCCTGGTGCCGGTCCGGGGCGCTCTGCGTTTCGTTGTCAGCAGCCCCGGTAGGAATGTAGCTCAGTTTTACCTTCGCCACGCACAGCGGCGCAATGGCTTCCACCATGCGCTGCTTTTCCATAATGGGAATGTAGGTGCTTGCCTTTTTGATAATGTCGCTGGTAATCACAATCTTGGTGCTTTCCATTTCTACTTTACCTCTTTCTCTAATGGATTGCTGTGTTCTCGTCAGTTACGAATGGGTAAATTCTGTACCTGCGCCATCAGGTTATCAAGGAATCCGTTCCCATTCAGTTTGGTTTTGTCGTGGTACACCTGGTGCATCATCATTAAATCTTCCAGCTGTTCGCTCGTTACATACCCGCGCTGAATATAACTGTTCCCCAAATGCTTTATCCTGTCGTATAGCAGGAATTTCACGCCTTCCGCAATGGCCGCGTTCTTGTTTGTAGCTTGCGCCGCCTTTTGAATCCTGTTCTGCACCCGAATGGATATGATGGAAAAAATACCGCTAATCAGGGCGGCAACTGCGCCGCTGCTCAGTACCGCAATCAGGGCCGGTTCGCTCATCGTACATCTCTACTTTCTATGTATTACTTTTGGGGCACCTTTTAGCCCCCACTGTGTTTTCCCACCTTTGGGTTTGCGGGCAAAAATATTGATGTGCGCAACAGCAAACGGCCTTTTCCATAAGCTGCAAGGGAACTTCCTCATTCTTCATCAGCGCTTTGCATAAAATCTGGGGAAATCCTCTTGCCCTAATGGCGTTTGGGCAATCATACCGCATTCTCATTACCACCCTTTCAGCCGAATGGTTGCCCGGTTTTCAGCCCCGTCAGCCGTAGCCGTTATCACCAGCGGTGTTGGGCTTGGCAGCCAGCAGGTCACAGTCACGCTGTTTCCGTTTGTTTCAGCGCTGTAATACGCGCCTTCTTCCGGGCCGCTAAGGGCAAAGGCAACGCCCTTTTCCGTTTCTTCGCCATTCTCAAATACCACGGCGCTAATGGTTGCGCTCTCGTACTGGGCAAGTTCGTCAGGCGCAATTTCTTTCCAAACAATGCTTGCCCCTGTCTGCGCACCGGACACCTCTATCGTAAACTCCTGCCAAATGCTCGGGTTTTCCGCAAGCGCGCAGGTTATTACGGCTGTCCCGCTTTTAATGGCCGTCACGGTTCCTGTTTCATCCACGGTCGCGACCGTTTCATCGCTGCAAGTCCATACATAGCGCACTTCGCTTTTCACCAGCAGCAGCTCCGCAACGCCGCTTTTCTGCGCCGTCATGTATTTCCCCGCATTGTCCTGCGAGTACGCCCATTCTTCTACCTTCCCGTCCGGTGACCGGTAACTGGCTACCGTCATCTTCTGGCTTGTTCCCGCCTGCATGTCGCCGCTGGCGGAAAGCCGTATTTCCCATCGGAAGGTTTTTCCGCCAGCCACCTTGTTTTCCATGTCGTCAATCACAAGCGGTTCGGCTGTTTCCAGGTCAAAGAACTGAATGTGCGTGCTTTCTTCGTCCAGGCTGAACTCCTGTACAAAATCCTGCACGCCCCGAACGGAATAAGCCTGGTTCCCCAAAATCATTCTCATGTTGTGGGCAATCACGGCGGTGTCAGGGTTGTACTGCATCACGCAGTGCTGGTAGGAATCCATCAGAATCATGTTGTCCTTCACGCTGTTTCCCGTAGCCAGGTTAATATCGCCCTGCCCATAGCAAAACGGCTCGGATTTCACGTTCCCATAGTAGTCCAAATAATGCCATGTGGCGTTGCACCGGCGCACCACGCTGGTGCCGGTCACACTCTGAATGTTCATTGGGTTCGTAACCAGCCACACGTTCCCGTTGTAAATCACCTTCGCCCCGCGCGGCAAAAAATCAACGGACGGATTCTCTATGATGATACGCTGCCAGTCGCTTCCCAGATTCTTGCCCGTCGTGGGGTCAATCAGGTTTGCGGTCCTTACATTTAAAGTAGTATATGCATAGAAATCGTCATAATTTACACCCTGCACCTGTGCGCGTACCAAATTACTGCTCCATTTCAGGTTTTCGTGAAAAAAGGCTTTTGTCTCATCCCCGTAATATTGGTGCAGAGTGTCCGCGTTATACGGGCTGTTGGTGGAATAGCCCATGGCAAAACTTCCGCCCGCTATCAGCGCGTTTTTAATGCCCTTCTGCATGTTCCATCAACCTCCCTTTGGGTTTAGCCGTTCCCCTCGGTATTTAAGACATACAAGGGAACATACGCGGCTTTTTGGCTAACGTTTGCCGCGGCGCGCACGGGGCTTTTCAGTTTGCTAAACACAGTAGCGTTCTGCCGCCTGTTCAAGTTCTGCTCGTAATGAAGCAGCGTATCGTTCAGCGCCAGCCGCAGTTCTTTCAGCCTCGCGGTTTCAGCCGTAATGTGGGCGCTTTCACTTCCAACTTTAAAGGAGTTGTCCGCGATCTTCGGCTGCATGTTCAGCCACTTGTTGGCGAATCGCGTGTTCCACACATACGCCACGCACGTTCCAAGGATTCTGCATTGTTCCGGGTCCAGCGCGTATTCAAACACGCCGTCCGTGTAAAAGTCCATGTCCACTTTTTGACCGGCTGTCAAGTTCTGGTTCACGGTTACATTCCCGGTTTCCGCATCATACTCCGCCGCCACAGGGGTAACCGTCACGTTTCCCACCGCGTCCTCCGTGGTTATCACGGCGCTGCACAGTTCATAGTTCGTTTTCCCTGTCGCAATCACCACAGGCGCAGTTTTATCCGATGTAACCGTATAAAGATAATCATCGTAATCAGGCGGCTTGTATTTCAGCCATTGCTGCATCTGTACGGGTCTGCTGAAATAGGGGATGGCCATAATTAACATGTCGCTTTTCGCCCGTAAAAAACGCGCCGGGCTTACCGCCAGTTCCCGCACCCAGTTAATGTCGTCAATTTCCTGCATCGCGTATTGCGTCAATATTTCGCTGAATGTTACCTTCATGGTCATCCTCCTTTCAGTCTTTCTTCGCCTTACTTTGTCACGCCCGCATACGCCCACTGCACCTGAAACCAGGTCAGCGTTATGGACGCTTCAAACTTGATCTGGTCAATGCCGCCCGCATAAGTTATGCCATATTCCCCGCTGGGCATCTTTACGGCGGCCAGCGTGTTTTCTTTGTTAAACGTTACAGTAAACGCGTCGGCAGCCCGCATATCACACACACCAATCATCGGATAGTGTGTGTCATCGTCAAAGTACGCCGTATGAATGGCGTTTTTCACCGCTGGCAGCGCGTCTCCGCTAAAGGCGCTCGTTACCGCCACGTTGTAAATATTGCCCCAGCTCATAGGAATAACGCCTCCCTTATACGTCCTTGCGGTTCATTTCCTCAAGAATCCCCGCAAACAAGCCTTTGCGACGCGGGTCGTTCTCGGTCTTATCCGCAAACATCGTCTTGGTCATGTCGTTCAGCTTTTTAATCAGGCCGCGCCGCTCGGTCGCACGCACGTCACCATGCTGGTATGCGGTAGCAAATCGCCGCGCCACCATTTCCTTGTAGCTGTCGCACAGCTTGGGGAAGATGCCCAGCATTTCTTCCTCGCTCATATCCAGCATCTTGGAAAAGGCCATTTCGTCCAGATATTCTCCCTCGCGGTACTTCACCCGGTACAGCTCCCGCTCGTCATCCGTCATGCCGCTCAGCACAATCAGCCAGCGGTGGTCCAGCATCCATTGCACCTGTTCGGAATAAAACCGGCTAAAATCGCTCTTGGGTACGGTCAGAATGCCGTGTTTGCCGGTAATCCGTCCGTAATAGCCGCCGTCGCCAAACACGGCCACGTTATCGTCCGCAACCTCCGCCTGGAACCGCAGCACAATCTTCTCCTGGTCGCCCTGCACCTGAATAATGGTGGGCTGTACGGAATCACGCGCCTTGGCTACCGCCTCGGCAATCATCTGCTGCACCTGTTCCTTGGTAAAGGTGGGTTCAGCAGGCTTTTCTTCCTTCACTGTAGCAGTTTCCGGCTCCACGATTTCTTCCACTGCCGCTTCCACCGCAGCCTTTTCTTCCGCTTCTTTCTTGGCCGCTCGTGCCTTGCGCATGCGTTCTGCCGCCGCCACTCGTTTCTGTTCCTCAGTCATTGCCATTTCTATCCGCTCCTTTTCTATGGCCTTTCTTTTTTATCTGTGCAGACCGGAGGATGTGCGCCTCCGCTATGCTTTTATCTGCATGGGGAGGGGCGTTGACTGCCCCTCCTAACGTGGGAAGCGTGGCTTCACGGCACGTTGTTAATGTTTGTAATAGTAATTTATATTACCGTTTATTACACAGGACTAATTACAGCGAGCTTAGAGGAAAACACCGGGACCACATCAATGGAAATGGAAACCATTACGTCCAAAGTCTGGTCCCCGGTGACGCTGGGATCCAACTGCACGACAATTGGCGTTCCTTCCTCAAAGCCGATGAACAGGGGCTTGTAGGAATTGCTGGGGGCCGCCGTCATCCAGATGGTGTTGTTGGGCACAACCTCCGTAACGGTGGTGTTCTGGGTGCCGGGAACAACCGCCTGGCTGATGGGGAACATGCTAACGCCCATAAAGTCGCCCAGGTAGCCGTAACGCGCCCACTCAACGCCCAGCATGGTCGCCAGCGCGGCGTCCAGGTTGGCGTTGGAACCGTTGGCGGTGGCGGGCAGCACATGGCTCAGGGCCAGCAGGTCGCCAAATGCCATCACGTTGTTAATGCCGGTACCGTTCAGCATGGCCACGCGCTTTGCGGCGGTAATCCAGTTGGCGTTGCTGTAGGTAAACTGCATGTTGGTGGGAATCAGGCCCGGGTTGGTCGCGGCCGTTTTCAGGGCGTTCACCCACATGGCGGTAATCTTGCTGTACATACCGGCGGAAATGGCGTTAAAGGTGCGGCCCAGGTCGGCGTCGTTGCCAGCCAGCTGGTACCACTTCCAGGTAGCCTTGGCGGTACGCAGGGTGGGGTTCAGCGTAACGGTCTTGTCGTACAGGTAGTTGCTGGGCTTGCTGCGGGAAGCGCCCCAACTGTCATCTTCAAACAGGAAGATGTCGTTGCTCTGCACGTCAATCTCACGGGTCTGGCCCAGGGGCACGTTCACGGTCTGCGCCACCCAGTCCATGGCGTCGCTGGTAACAGCGGGCAGCACAGGGGTCACAATCTCGGTCACAATACCGGCCAAAGCCCGCAGGAACAGGTTGTCAGTAAAGTAGGCGCGCTGGTTCCGGCGGAACTCGTCCATATCGGCGCAGGGTTCCTTGCCCATGGCCTTGTCGGCAATACCTGCGCAGAACAGCAGCATGTTGCGCTGTACCTTGGCGTTCAGGTCCTTGTAGTTCATGTCCTTGGACAGTACGGTGGTAAACTGCTCGCTCCGCTTTTCAGCGTTGCGCAGGGTGTTCATGCCACGGCCAGCGCTCTCGGCAGTCAGCAGACGGCCCAGGTTAATAATGGCGGAACGTTCCTGGCTGCCTCCGCACTGCGCGGGAGTAGTCTTGAACACGTCGTTGGACAGGTTGTTCAGACGAATGCTATCCATGTATCTTCAACTCCTCTCAAATCAGCCCGCGTTTACAATGACATAGTGGGCTTCAACGTCCACATAGCCAAAGCTGTTGTACGCGCCCTCGGTAAAGTTGCCGGTTCCCAGCAGCTTAAAGTATGGCGTGCCGTTTACGGTAGGGGCCGTAGCGGCGGGCACCAGCAGACCGTTGGCAATCGTGAAATAGGTGTTGGAACCCAGTTCGGTGCTCAGGTTGCCAACACCAAAACGGTAATGGCCCTGTTCCGCAAACTTGATGCGGGTATAGGTCACGCGCCGTCCGGCGGGAGCGGGCAGACCCAGCGTGTTCGCGCCAACCTTGTAAATGTTGCCGTTCACGGGGTCCTGCACTTCGTTCACGTCAAAGGTGTTGCAGGCGTAAATGGCTGTGTCCACCAGGTCGGCGGCTACGGCGGCCTTCATCTTCCAGGTGTTGTTGTTGTTCACACCGGCGTAGCCCTCGTTGGGCAGCAGCTCGTCCTTCTTGCACAGGAAACCGGCGGAGCAAATTTCCTCTGCGGGGGTGGCGTTGTAAAAAACACCGGTAATGTTGGATGCGCTGTCGAACTCATGGTTGGACACCTTGATCTCGAAAGCGGTATTGGCGATATATGCCATGTTTCTTCACACTCCTTACTTCAGCAGGTTGTAGTCGGCCATAATACCGGTGGCGTCGCCGCCGCCTTTCAGACCGTTGTACATTTCGGAAAGGGTCATGTTGCGCTTTTTGGCAATGGCTTCCATGCTGTTTTTCTGGATAATGTCCATGCACTTGGCTTTCAGCGCAGCACAGGCCTTTTCATCGCCATCCCATTCTCCGGCTTCGTTCACACAGTCGGTGTACTCGTCGTTTTCAATGGCGTTTTCCACGTCCTCGCAAACCTTTTCGTCCACCATTTCCTCGCCCTTCACTTCCTGCACGCGGTTAATCTCGTTCAGGGCGTCGTGCACGGCGTCTTTGGCGGTCTGTTTGCGGCGGGCGCGTTCCTTGTCCTCCATGGCCTTGAGCGCAGTCTGAGCGTCAGCCAGCAGCTTTTCAGCCTTGTCAGCGCGGGCGCTGTCGTAGCTAATCTGCTCCTGCAAGGGCTTAAATAACTCGTCCGCAGGCACAGATACCTTGGTGTTGTTCGCCATGGCAATCTCTACAGTCGCGCTGGCGGTAAGGAACCGGCTGTCCAGCACCAGTTCAGGTTCATCTTCCGTAAAGGCATAGGCGCGAATATCGCCATCCTTGTTGGAACACAGCGCAACCGTCAGGCCGTCCTCTGCCACGCCTACAACGCGGTCATCGGTAAACAGCGCCTGAAATGCGCGAAGTTTTTTGCCGTTCATACGGTTTTTCACTCCTTTTTCTGGGGTTTTCGGTTCGGGCGTTTCTGTTTCGCTCAAGGACGCCGCCCGAATCTTCAGCGCCCCTATGTCGATTTGCGATAGCGGTCTAATATGCGCTCCGGCTACCGCGGGTGGCACATCGTCACCAAGAATCGTTGCGCCAAGGACGATGTACTCTTCTTCAATCTCCACATCGCCTTCCATACGGTTTTCTGTTACCAGCGTCTCAATGGAAATGCTCATGCGCCCCTGCTGCGCAATCTTTTCCACCGCTTCCGCCGCGTACCAGGCCCATATGGTTCCTTTGCCAACAATCCATTTATGTCCATCCCGATCTTCAAGGCGTATATCTGCCTCGTTCTCGGAAAGAGAACCGATAATTCGTTCGGCCGTCGCGTCTGTAAAGGACGCGTATTCCCGCCCGTCTGCCGTCCGCTTCATCTGGAAGTTGTGCCCATCACCAATCTTCCTGCCGCCTCGCGTATAGGCAATCAGAATGGGCTGCCCGGCAAAGTACGCGCGGTGCTTTTCCAGGTTGATGTATCGCCACCCGTTGGCCGTCAGCCGGTCATCCAGCAGTTCAAGCTCCACGTTGTAAATAAACTCGTTTACCTTGCCCAGCACCCGCAGGGAACCGCTCAGGTTCCGAATCGCCTGTTCCGGGGCTTTTGTTGCCAGCTTACTCATCGGCTTCACCTTCTTCTTCCAGCAGGTGAAGCACCCAGTTGTCAAAGCTGGTGTCGCTGCTGCGTTTGCCGTACATCATCCACGCTTCCAAAAACCGGGTGTAGTCCTGGCTGTTTTGCAGCATCAGTTCTTCGGTTTTCAGCGCCATGGGCCTAAAGTCGGCTGTGTCCGTCACGGCGTGAAATTTCTCAAGTGCTTCCTGCACATCGTCCAGAACCGTAATCACAATCTCAAAGCCCTTGTCCACGCTTTCAATTCGTTCAGTCAGCTCCGGCGTGGCCGGGTATTCCACCATCAGGTGCCGTTCGTGCAGCATGTCGCCAAACACGTCAAATTGTTTTGGCATCTCATGCGCCAGCTTGTGTACCATGTCCGATGTGTGTATCAGCCCGTGTTCGATGTACAGGCTTTCTTTCACCGTGTCCAAAAAGCGGTTGGCTCTCTGGTACGCGTCCACAACATCGCGGGCAGGCTGGCGCAACGGAAGAAATTTCGGGTTGTCGTAGTTGAAGTATTCTTTCATATCCATTGGCTTTTACCGTCCTTTCTTTGCAAGGGTAGAGGGGCTGGCGCAACCGTTACCGGTTGCTCACAGCCCCTTTTGGCTCGTCCTGCCGCCCGCTTGCGTCAGGGATTTTCTGTTTAATTTGTTTTCGGACCTCGTATATCACAATGCCCTCTTTGTTGCGCCGTATCTCCGCATGGTTCCCACGGTCCAAAATGGCGGCAATCACACGCTGGCTTTCCTGGTCAAGCATCACCGTCATCCTCTCGTCTGATGAAGGTCTCATTGCCGGACAATTCTTCCGGGTAACCTTCATGCAGCGTGCCAATCGCCATCAGTCCGCATTCCTCGCAATGGAACAGGCCAATGCGCCATACGCCTTTCAGCGTCCCCGCCCGGTAACAGTTCGGGCAGTTCATTTTGTATCGCTGTACAATTTTCATAGTGCGTTCGCCCCCGCTCCATCGTCAACATCCTGTTCATTGCCGCCGGTTGTAATATCGCCCTCGTTTTTGGGTCTGCCTCCGTCGGGATGCTCTCCGTATGGCGGCAGCGTCCCTTCGCCCTGCTTTGCGCTAAAGCTCGAAATCAGGGGCAACCGCTTGTTCATAATGTCCAGCCCTATTACCGCGTTGCTGATGCTCATGTCATCCAGCAGGCTCATGTCGTTCAGTGCAGCGTACTTCATGGCAGACGGTAAAATACCCAGCGTCATTCCGTCCCGCATTTCCTTGTGCATGGTCTCGTCCGTGGCAATGTCGCCAAACATCTTGAACCGCCATTCCCATTTCGGGTTCAGCCGTTCCATCAGCAGGTCCATCATGCGCCCAAACTGCCAGTAAATATGCTGCGCATACCGGCTTTCAATTCTCAGGCTTATTTGGGCAACACCGGCGCGCGCGTCGCTCGTGGTGGGTATCAGGGCGCTCATGCCGCTTTTTTCCATGGCGTATTCATAACCGGCGGCGCTAATGCTGTTCGCGTTAGGGCTTTCCGGCAGACTCGCCAGCTTCATGTCCTTAAACGGCGCCGGGTAAATGCCGATGCCGCCCGTGTTGGTGGCGTTTAGCATCTGGTAAAACAGCGCTTCAAAGAACTGTCTACCGGTATCGCTTACCTTAATCGGGTCAGACTCCGTCGGGCTTACCGCGTCGTATGTTTCCATCTGCCCAAGAAGGATGGAAACCAGCGGGTTCTGCACAATCTCAAGCTGTACCTGCTCATACTGCGCAATCTGCGCCATGCTCAGGAACAAACCTGTCAGAGGGGAAACCACGTTGGGCTTCACATCGTCAATTTCAAACGACCATACTTTGTCTACAGGAAGGTACACCCAATAGAACCATCTTCCGTTCTCCTGATACACTTCCGGTGTTCCGGGCGTTTCGGCCATGCGCTTTTGCATGTCCAGCGCCCGGCACATGCTCACCCGGTCTTTGCTGGCGTATATCACGCCTTTGGGCGTTACCCTTGGCTTTGTTTCAAACATCCCCAGGAAGTCGCCCAGAAACGGCTCAAACAGGTCTCCAAACTGGTATACCGTCGTTCCCGGTTGCAGGAAGTAGAACATGTTAAAAGCAATTGTGTACTTGCTTATGTTGTTAAATCCGGCAATCTTAATCCAGTCCTGCGGTAGCTGCTGCATCAACGCGGTTTTAATAACGTTGTGGGCCTTGTCCACTTCAATTCTTGGGTAGTAGAACACTTTCCCGTCCCGCACGCATTGACCCACAATCATGCGCGCGCTTCGCCGGGCTTGCAGTTCCGTCGCCAGTTTGCACATCAGCCGCCATTCCCGAATGAACTCCGGTTTTTTCGCGTCTGCTTCTTCCAGATATTCAGGATAAATGTAGTAGTGATACGTCAGCAGATCCTGGTATACCGTCCGTATCTTTAGCATGGGATACGCCGTGTATTCAAGAATGTTGCTTACCTGTCGAAGCGGTATCTCGTTTTCGTCAGGCTTTTGCAGCATGTCGGCAATTTTATCCTTGCCGTATTCCACCGGCAAGGACCCAATGCCCTTTACCCGCCTGTTCTGAATGAACGGGTTATTGGTATACATGGCGCTGAATGGGGCCGCTCTGCGAAACGCGCTTTGAATCGCCCCAACGGGCAAATCGGCGTACTTTTCACTTAGTTTGCGAAAGTATTCATGATAGGAGTGTTCGTCATATTTCGCCGTCTGCTTCTTCTCTGCCATGCATCTCACCACCGTTCTGTTTCAGTCTTTCAGTTTCCAGTTCACGTTCAAAAACATCCATAAAGGCAATGTCGTTCTGCACGGCCTTTGCCTTTCTCCGTTCTCCAATCTCCGCAACCACTGTATCTATGGCGCCTTTCAGCCACAGCTTTTCTTCATCCGTCAGGCACTTTACAGTCCTGTCATCCGCCACGAGCAAAAGGCTGCTTGCCTTTTTCCCATAGGCCAGTACAATTTCCGTGTCAATCCGGTGAAAAGGATATTCCTGGGCTTCTTCTGCTGTTTCCATCGTAGTAGGCGCCCACATCAGTTTCCAGCCCTTTGGCATATCGCTTTCTACCTCCGCATATTGCCGCCAGCGCGGTCTATCATTCGGTTGCGCGGCGTTTGACGTGCTATCGCCGCAGTGTTCACCGGCGCATCCGGGTTTTCTTTCCATTCTTTAAATCGCTTTTGCCACGCACCCTGCCGCTGTATGCTTCCAACCAGCACCTTGTATTCAAGCCGCTGGGCGATGCGCAGCGCGTACTTGGTGGCAGACCACATGTCCCGGTTAATGGCCCGGCTGATTCGTTCCTCTTTCAGCCCTGTTCCGGACGCTTTCTTGCGCAGGTTCGCAATCTGCCCGGCCAGTTCCCGGCTCTTCTGGTATGGCAGGTAGATGGAACGGTCGCTCAGGTCGTCCTTAATTCGGTGTATGCGCTTGTACGCAAGTACACCTTCATTCAGGTTGCTGGTCAGCATCCGCACGTTGCGCTGTTCCCACTCCACCTCGGCATACCGCAGCATGTCGCTGTCGTTGTCATGGGCGTCGCTGTAGCCTACGCTGTAGCCGCCGGTGGCGTTAATGGGGAATATCACCGGCAACGCGCCGTCCAGTTCCAGTTCCCTACGCTGGTGGTCTACGCAGCACAGAGGGGGAAGCCCGTCACCCAAATCCTTGTGCAGGTTTTCCAGCACCGCCTGTCCGTAGCTTCTGGCGTCAATGGCGATGTAGGAAGGGTTCCCTCCATCCATGCAAAAGCGATACCACCGTTCTTTCAGCCGCTTGGCCTGCATCATGTTGTCGCTGGGTTCCTCGTCCAGCACATACACAATGCTTTTCAGGTATCGGTCTCGCTTGTGCGGTTCCGTCTGCGTTTCGCATTTCAGCACCGCCGTCGCACATTTGGCGTTTCTTGCACCGTCCGCGTAGGACACGTCATAACTGATGATGTAGGTCACGTTCGGGTCGCCGCAGTGCCGGTTTTCCATCAGCATGACCGTCTTGCTTTCTGTCAGTGTGCTGTCCCGTATCACCGGGTTCTCACAAGCGCCCGTCCATCTGGCGCACATTTCACGCAGCCATTCTTCCGGGGTCAGCTTGCGCTTCATGTCGTTGTACCAGCCAAGGGTTCGTATACCGTTCAGCACAGCCACATCGCCCGGTATATCTATGGCAAAGGCGCTTTTGCCTGTCACCATGTCGTGAATAATGTCCTTGCGGTATTCAAAGCTCTCGTTCTGCTGCCGCCCCGCGCTGGTCGCGTAGTTCTTTTGAAAGTTGGGGAACATCGTGTCCAGTTTGGTATCTACCAACCGCTGTACACGAATGGCGGGCAGCACGGCGGCGCGGAATTTCTCATGGTCAAACGCTTCTCCGCTTTCCTGCTGTGCCACTTCCTCCGCGAAAACGCTGTTGGCGTTCGTGCCGCGCATTACGTCTACGTCAATAATGCTTCCATACGCTGTTTCAATCTTAAACCGCTCGGACCCGTCCATCCGCACCGTCCACATGGAGGCCAGCAGCGGATAGTTCTTCGCAATCGCCTGGAATGTGCTGGACACAATTCTGGCCGTCTGCTTTAGGGACGGGCCAAAGTACTGTTCCTTAATTCCGGGGTACAGCACACCCAGTATCATGCGGCTAAGCAACCCGGTATAGCTTTTGGTAATTCCTCGCCCGCCTGTCTTAAACACTTCGGAGTACCTGCACTCGGCCCGCAGCATCATGCACTGAATGGGGGCCAGCGTGTAGTCCGGCTTTTCAGCTTCGCAAAACGCCGCGAACCTGTCCGGGTATAAGCGCCAGTAGGCAATCAGCATGGCCCCCGCCTTTGTGGCATACCGGTCAAACGCTTCGCTTTCGCTGGAACGTTTTATCTTCGCCACAGCGCTCATTGCTTAACACCTCTCGGCTTTGGCGCGTAACCAAGCTCTGCCATGGTGTCCTTTTCAAACGGGGTGGGCGCTTCCATAAACTCGCCAAGTTTATCCTGAATTTCGTATTCTTCCGGCAACTCAACCAGTTCGCTTGTCCCGTTGTTAAACCGCGCCGCGTTGATGCAGCTCAGCATCATCATGTCGCAGGCGTCCCGGCTCATATGAAACACGCCATGGTCCGTTTTTATGTAGTCGATAACGCCTTCCAGTGTAAGCACTCCGTCCTTCATCAGGCCCTTCTTCTCACACCGGGCGGCCATATCGTCTACTTTCGCACGCACTACAACCTTCGCTTCTCTTGCAGCTTTTATCATATCTTCGGCCTGCTTTATGCTCTGGTTCAGCGCTGTTATCATTTTGGTATCACCGCAGCGTATCGCTTCTTCCCGAAGTTTCCGCCACTTCACCTGGTCGCGTATGTGCATGGCCACGCTGTCCAGCACGTCCATGTTGTCCCGCGCCAGTGTGCGGTAATCTCTCTCAAGGGCAATGTAGGTTTCGTCGTCCTGGTCGCCCCAGCGGTCTTGCAGAATTTCTCGAATTTCAGGCGTAATGTCATCAGCGGTTTTCAGTTTTACTTCTTTGGTCGCCGCCAATTTTCTTCCGCCCCTTTCCTACTTTCTGCAAAATTCACTTACTCATTTATTAGTATAGGATTCTTTTTGCAAATGATAACAGTTTTTCTCATGTTTTCTCATTTTTTCTTTTACTTTCTTTTTTTTACTCGTTTTTAAACCTTTCATATAGCAAAAAAGGAGCGGCATATAGCCGCACCAAACTTTTCAATTCTTCTGTATTTTGCTGTCGCTTTTCAATTTTCCTTTCCTTCGCATCGCATGGCATACATCCACGCTCCGTCTACGAGTACTTTTCGAACCTGCCCGAACTTCGGGTTTCCATAACGGTAATATTATCCATCTTATATTCCTCCATCTCACATATTTCATCCATGCGTTTTCGCATAATCCTTGCATACGGTTTCCAAATTCCTGCAACCGTGCGCTTTCATCATTTCCGTTCCCCATTGTTCCTGCGACTTGTAAAATGGGCACTCCTGCCCGTTTGCACATAACATTTCTTTCATCGCTATGCAGTCGGCTGTGGAATATTCTGGATGCTTTGGTACGGGCGTTTCCTTGTAGGCAAAACAGGTCTTTCTCATTGTCAGTCACCCCATTCAGCGTCACGGTATTTGCACATGTAACTGTTCGGTTTTACATCCTCAATCAAAATTTCGTCCAGTGCTTTGGCGTATGAACATTCCGCTTCATCACCGTATGTACCAAGGCAAATACTGCACCGTTCACGGGCCAAATCCCGCAGCACCTTCCGTAGCGTCTGTGTACAAACATAGGTATACTCCCTGTTTGGTTCCCCAGCTTCACGCTTTACATGCATCCCCATTTCCAGGTTGCTCATGTTCTTTTTCAGTGCGCCAAGTTTCTGCACGGGAACCGTCCGTAAAAGTTCCACCACAACGTTCTCAATGTCATCTGCCGCCTGTTCCAGCTTGTCCTTCATGCCCGTTGTATCAAGCCGTTTCCCAAGCGTTTTAACAGCCTCGTGTGCTTCCTGTGAAAGCCCCATCAAAAATTGAAGGGAAAGCATTTCGTAGCTTCTGCAAGGCGTCCGTTCGTACTCGCTCATACTTTTTTTCTCCATTTCAGTTTTTCGCTGTTTCCTGCCTGCTGCTCAAGCCAGGTAGTAGCCACGGCCAGCGCCGCCCAAATGTCAGCCTTAAATCCGTATAGGGTGTCCGGGTTCGCCTTTGTTCCGCGTCCTGTTTTGAAGTCAAATTTTGCGTACCGGTCAATTAGCGCTTGGCGGATATTCGCGTCCTTTGCCCGGCTGTTTCCACATAGCGTCACTTTTTCGTCTACTCTGTACACATAGTCGGCCACCGTGCCAAATCCGTCTGCCGCTTCCGTAAATCGCCCCACCCATTCGCTGGTTTCAAACACGCTTCGCCCGGCAGGCATCCCCAGCATTTGAATCCGCTCAATCACAAGGTGGTAACCTTCGTTTGCGTTAAACGCCCACTGCATCAGTCTTTCCTTCACCTGGCCATTATCGGTCTTGGCAAAGTCGATAAATTCAATCGTTTCCTTGTCGTATAGCAGTTTCCCGTCTGCAAACTCACCGTTCAGTCGCATCAGCACATAGGCGCTCTGTACGTTTCCTGGGTCAATAGCGAATATCTGCATTATTTTTCACCTTCTCCTAAAAGCATTCGCAGTTTGGCCTTGATAGCGTCCGGACATGGCACTCCGCTTTCGGTGACTTCTTCCTTTTTCGGCGGCAGTTTTGCCATAATGGGTTCGGAAAGGTTTGCATGCGATGGTTTACGGTCAAATAATCCCTGTATGGCCACTGGCATTTTCTGCACTTCTGCCATCTTTGCTTTCTCCGCACGGTAGGTTTTCATAAACTGGCTGGCAACCACCGTGTCCAGCTGGTCTGCATCCATGTCCGCACAGTCCCGCAGGAATTGAGGACCGGCCACGCAACGCTTCATGGTGTCCGGTAGTCTGTCATATTCTTCTACACTGTGGTAAGAACTGTTCCCAATCGCTTTTCGTACCACCTGCCATGCCTCCTGCTCGTTCGGGCTGTCATCGTGCATCTTGTGGATGTAGGCTTTCAGTGCTCCAATAGGCGGTGGGAATCCTCTTTCGTCGTTGCTTGCATAAGCAAGCACGGCACTTTCCGCGTCGCCGAATGTGTCGTTGGCGAAAATCCGTTGCCAAATGACTGCTGTGTCTCTCAAGTGCCGCCCATTCAGAAATTGCGGCCAGATTTCCTGTACCAGAGCCAGAAGTTTCCCAATTTCAGATTCCTTCATTTCGTTCCCGTTCCTCCGCTTCCAGCGCCATTTGAATGAAGGGATTGTAGTATCCTTTCCCCGCTTCCGCAGGGTGCGTCGGCTTCGCTTCATCCTCCCACCTGCGCCCGTTCAGATAGGTGGACGCATGGGGGATGTACTGTTCCTCCTGCCACTCGCCGCGCCCCAATCGAACGGCTATGTCGTGAAGAATGGCTTCCTGTTCATCTTGCGTTGGGTTAATGCCCTTGGGGTTCACAGCGCGCCATGCCTTAAAGGCGCTTTTCTTGGCTGTATGCCGTGGGTACTGCGCCCAGAAGTTTTCAAATTCTGGTGTGTAATCTTCGGAGGGGCGGGAGGACTTTTTGATGGGCCTTTCAGTTTTCATCGTATCTACTTCGCTGGTCGTTTGCTGGTCACTCGTTGGTCGTTCGCTGGTCGTTTCGCTGGTCGCTTTTTCTTTCGTAATAACGTAAAGCCAAGATTTTTCAACGGTTACAACGGTTCCTTGGCTGGTCGTTTCGCTGGTCACAATTTTGCTTTTTTCCAAACGAGACAGGCACGTCCTGACACATCGTTCTGAAATACCGCACATTTTTGAAAGTTCAGAACGGCTTGTAACCAACTGGCCGATTTTCAGTTTCCTGCCGTGATACTCGGTCGCTTTTTTTGCAGACATCGCAAGCAAGTGTATAAGCAAAGTTACTGTATGAGGGTCATCATGCCATTCCCAATCAGTAATATCATTGTTCACGCCAAAGAACCTACACATGCTCACACCTCCGCTTCTTCCGGCTCATCTTCCGTCACGTAATACTGGTTAAACGTGACATGCACCGCATACGATCCCCAGTCCACATCAATAATGTCCTCGGCAGACAGCTTTTCCAGCGCGTACCGAACATCAGTTTCAGTTAGGCCGCACTTTGCCGCGATGTTCCGTATAGTCTCTGTATACTCCCCATCCTCCATACACAGCGCCATGTGCAGCAGCACGGACAGGCACTTTCCGTTGCGGGCAATCTTCATCTGCATCAGTTCCGTATTCAGGTACACCATAGCGCTCTTAGCCATCTTCTTCC